AAAAAAGCACTTGAGACTGCTTCTAGCAGAATCGTTAGTCGAATGATCACCAAAGGTATATTTACACATTGAAACTTAATATAGTAATATCGCTTTTTTTTGTATTTTTTGTAGGATTCTTTGGATACACTCAAACCTATAATTATACTTACACCGACCCTTGTACAGGTAATCTTAAAACTATAGTAGTCCCAATAAACGGAGAAATAACGGTTGGGTATTACGGTTTCACTGAAACATTTAGTTATAATGATTTCACCAGTGGTACATTTGAAACATGGGCAAGTGGGATTTTTGCACAATATGATGGAAATTCACCTTGTTCTGAAATTGTTGGGATTGGATCAGTAGTAACAGTAACACAAAATACTACATTTACTGTACTAGGTATTTTAAATTCATTAACAACAATATCAAGTATAGCAAGTAGTGGAACCTCAAACATTTTAGGAGGTTCAATCAACTCTCTCTCAACATCTTCAGGAGGGGGTGAAAATAATAATAATGAAGATAAAAACAATAACAATGGAAATAACAATGTCAATTCTAATCCTGTCAATCCTAGTGGGAATAGCAGTAATGTCGGTAGTAGCGGTGTTCAAAACCCAACCACAGAAACAACAAGCCAAGAAGGAACAGAAACAGGCGGTAGCCAAACTAGTGGATCAACTGAAGAAAGCAGCAGTGCCAGTACTTCCGTACCCACTGGAGAAGGAAGCGGAGGAGAAACACCAACAACATCTGGAAGTGAAGGAACTAGTGGAGAAGGCAATGGCTCACAACAGCAAGGTTCTGAAGGTCAAGAAACAACCCCAAACGGAGGTGTGGGTAGCGGAAACGAAGGAAACCAAACCCAAGAAAACCCGCAAACCACGTCAGAAGAAGGCGAAGGGAAAACAAATATAACAGCTGGAGCTACAACTACTACCAAAAACGCTCCTGGCAAATCAGAAGGCGGAAAACCAAGTGTTGTAGCTTCAAGTGACTTTGTTGGATTTAACTTTAGAAATTCTGAAGTTAACTATGGAGCTAAAGCAACTGGTGGTTATACAGCATTAAGATGGGATGGCCAACGTAGTTGGGGTGCATTAGTAGATTATACCTCAGCTCTTAAAGGACCAAATATAACAGGTTTTTATGCTTGGGTTAAACCAAGATCAATCACTCTACTTTCAGGAACAGCAACTATAGGATTTGATGGAAATAAATCCTTGTATGGTACCATAGCAGGTGGGCAAATGCTTACATTTCCTAAAGTCCCAAAACTTAAAGTAGTTTATATGGGAACTGTTTCTTATGGTCATATTTTTAGAGAACAATTTATTGGAACCGCAGTAATTGCTGGAGCAATGTATGATTTAAAAGTAGGTAAACGAATAGATATTAAATTAATGAATTTATTTGTTTATGCTCCTTATGTTTCATACTACAATGATATAGTTTTAGCTTCACCCTATGTGATGCTTCCTAGTATTGGTACAAACATAGGTATAACCAAACGGTTCAAATTTAATATAAACGGAGGTGGTGCATGGGATTTAAAAACAGCAGCATTAAATTATACAGTAACATGTGGTACAAGATTGTTAATTGGGCAATAATATTTTTTGCTACTATTACAGTTTATTCACAATCCCCATTGTGTACTAGCTATCCGACATCATTTTGTTGTGAATATGTGGCTAGTGTTACTATAAATGGAATGACATTTAATGGAAGTACTGGTTTTGCTGCTACATCTGGTGGTACTGGTCCAAACGGATATTATGATTATACAAATCAATTGATTCCAACTATTAACGCTGGTGATCAAATTACTATATCATATACTGCTAAAACTAATAGCAACTATATGGAATATTTTAAGTTATGGTTTGACTTTAATGGTAATGGTGTTTTAAGTGATGCTGGTGAATTAGTTCATCAATATAATTTTTCATGGAATGGAACACACACTAAAACAGCTACATTTACTGTACCTACTACTGTATTTAACGGACAGGTTTACTTGCGTTTTATGATGGTATATGCTAATGTTCCTGCACTTTGTGGGACATATGCCTATGGTAATACATTTGATTTTAAAACTACAATCACCGGAGCAGTTAGCCCATACAACCATTCAGGATTTATTTATGGTTCTGAAGGAACAGGCATAGCAAATGTACCTGTTAAGTTATTTAAAAAATTAACAAGTGAAACAACATATACTTTACATGGTACTTATAATACTAATGCAAACGGGCAATATTCAATTGTAACTAATTTAAATGCCCCCCTATATAATTTTCAAATTGTAGTAGATGCTTTAACAGTAGCTAATCCTGTAGTGTCTGATGCTCAATTTTTTAATCAAAAAGTACTTAACCAAAATTTTGGGTCAAAAGATTACTATAGAATGGATATAAATCAAAATGGTATTTTAAGTATAACAGATGTTTATTTAGATTATATTAAAATATTAAATTTAGGATTCCCCTCAGGCACTCCTATTTATAGAATATTTACCTCACCTCAATGGTCTACAATTAATTCCTCTACTAGTAACTTAACTTCATCTTTACCAGGTGTACAATCTTTAACAATAGATAACCCTACAAATAGTGGTACAACTAATTTATATTTAATAAGAACAGGCTATGCAAATTAAAATATTTTTAACCTCTTTATTATTTCCGATTTTTACATTTGCTCAAAATTGTGTTTATGTAGATTCTGTTTACAACACAGCTAAATTGCGTGAACTTGGAACTCGAGATATTCGATTTGGAGTAAAACAAATTGTAGAAGATGAATTATCTGAAAAATATTGTATGCTAGAAACTGGAGACCCAGTTAAAGTAGAAATATTTTACTTTGGTATTCCAAAATATACAATTCGAATTGTTGGAGTTGAAAAAACAAACCAAATTACCCAAGTTGGAGTTCGTATCTATTATAAAGGAAAATGTTATGAAGGTATAGGTGAATCTGAAACTGAAGTTAGAGCAGTAATGATTGAACTAGTAGACAATAAAGTACCCTTCTCTAAAATGACAGTATCCTCAGCACTTAAAAAAGCAATACATGAAGCAGTTATTATTATGCCTTAGTTTATTTTTATCGTTTAATATGTTTAGTCAACTTCGAGTTGATGATGTTGGTGATGGTTGGAAACAAACCGTTGAACAAGCGATAGACTTAATAAAACAATACGATACAGTACGTTATAATCTACTATTTGAAGTTTGTGATCAAATTAGTTATTCAACTGCCCCATTTTCAACTACTGAAATGGGAAATGTGATATTGATTTCCCAAAACGATATTAAAGCAAAGAACATAAACAATATAGCAGCAGTACTAGTTCATGAATCTTTACATTTATACTTCCAGAGACATGGATATAAAATGACCGAACACCAAGAAGAATTTCGATGTTATGTTACGGAAATGCAGTTTTTACTTTTGTTACCAAATGTTGAACCTTGGTTAATAGAGCATGCTCAAGGTCAAATTGAATTTTATTCAAAGCCTTAATATTTATAATAAAAGAAAACATTATGAAAAAAGCACTTAATTGGGTAGCAGGTCTATTCCGTGATGAAAAAGGTAATCCTTCATCAAAACGATTTGTAGGTATCATTGCCGGTTTAACACTATGTATTACTATGTATGTAAATAGCTATACTCATGGTGATATTAAACCATCTGATACTTTAGTAAATGCTGTAGCTATGTTAGCATTTGGTTGTTTAGGACTAGCTTCAGTAGACAAAATCTGGGGTAAAAAAGAAGAAAAAACAGAAGAATAATGAGTTTAAAAAGTTTACAAGAAAGAGCAGGAGTAGCCGCAGATGGTGCTTTTGGTCCTGGTACAATGAAAGCCGGAATGGCGTTATTGAAATTGTCCCCAATTCGTGCAGCACATTTCTTTGCACAAACATCACATGAAACAGGTGGTTTTAAAGCATTTAGTGAAAACCTAAATTACTCAGCACAAGGTTTGCAAGGTATCTTTGGAAAATATTTTCCTGGTACATTAGAAGAATCTTATGCACGTCAACCTGAAAAAATTGCTAACCGTGTCTATGCAGATAGAATGGGTAACGGAAATGAAGCTTCTGGTGATGGATGGAAATTTAGAGGTCGTGGTGCATTACAATTAACTGGTAAGTCAAATTACGAAGCGTTTGCAAAGTATTTAGGTAATAACGAAGTAATGGAAAATCCTGATTTAGTAGCTACAAAATATTCTTTTGAATCAGCAATGTTCTTCTTTGAAAGAAATAAATTGTGGGCTATTTGTGACCAAGGTATTAACGATGCTGCTATTTTAGCTTTGACTAAAAGAATCAACGGTGGTACTCATGGTTTAGAAGACCGTAAAGCAAAAACATACAAATATTACGAATACGTGAAATAATGGCATATACAAGAGAACAAATTGAAACAGCTGTAAAAGCTAAAGGATACGCTTGGTTTGAAGGCGCAAAGGATTTTGATGTAAATATTGTTGGAGTTAGAAACTCTGCAACTGGTCAAGTAGTTACTAATGTTTTTGATGATACAATGACTGTATCTTATAAAGAAGGTGGAGAATGGAAATTCCATCAATGGCCTTGTACTACAGACCCAGGTAAAAAAGGTGTTAAAGAATACCATAACGCAGCAGGTGTTGCTCGTTTAGTTGAAGGTCAATACAGAGGTTCACATACCCTAGGCCTACATCAAGGAAAGTATGAAGCATTAAAACAAGCAAAAAACGTTAAAGTTTATCGTGATGCAAATCGTGATATGACTTACGATGAGACTAAAATTGCTGAAGGTGTATTTGGTATCAACATTCATAAAGCAGGTGTGGATTCTACTTATGTAGAAAACTGGTCTGAGGGATGTCAAGTATTTAAAAAAGCAACTGATTTTGAAGCATTTATGGTTATTGCTCGTAAAGCAGCAGCTATTCATGGAAAATCATTTACTTATACACTTATTGAATCAGCAGATATTAAGTAATTAAATTTTTTTAAAAAACCTTGGAGCCCCATTAGGGGCTCCTTATATTTCCAACCATGCAAAATAAATATTTACCTTGGTTTTTGCTGTTTTGTGCACTAGGTTTGTCAACAACAGCAGCTTATTATAGTGTTATCGGTTTATCTGTGGTATTTACCGGAGTAGCTATACCTGTTATTGTAATGGGGTCATTTTTAGAAGTATCTAAAATTGCAATTGCAACTTATTTACACAACACTTGGAAAAAAACATATGCTCTTTTAAAAGTATATTTAACTATAGCACTAGTAGTGTTATCGGTTATTACTTCTATTGGAATCTATGGTTTGTTAAGTACAGGATTTCAAGAAAATATTGCTAAACTTGAAATTGGAACCAAACAAATCCAAAATATAGAAGTTAAAAAACAGAGATTTGAGGAAATCAAACTCGAATTATCCAAAGAAAAAACAACCCTAGACAAAGACATCTCCCAGTTACGTAATGCTCTATCTACAAACACAACTACTCAATCAGTAGATGCTAGAACTGGGCAAGTAGTTACAAGAGCAAACAATGCTAATCGTAAATCATTTGAAACACAACTAGCAAGTGCACAAACAAATAGAGATAAACTATCTACTAAAATAGATGCTTTAAACGATTCAATTACTCGTTTAGATATTCAAATTTTGGATATGGAATCTAAAGCAAGTGAAGGAAATGAACTAGGTGCTGTACAATATGTAAGTGAAATTACGGGAGCTGATATTAAAACTGTTGCAAATTGGTTCATATTTATGTTGATTTTTGTGTTTGATCCACTAGCCATTACCCTTGTTATTGCTACAAATCAAGCGTTTGAACAACGTAAACCCAAATTAAACATTTATGGTGAACCTAAACCAAGTGAACCCATCCAACCTGACCCTAACCCAGACCATACTCCAGTTGCCCCAGTAGTTAATATCCCATTTCAAAAAGAAAAAGAACGCATTCAAAATGAAATTCAAAAAATCCAAAATTCAGGAGTATCAGGAAGAAAAGCTGGGGTTGCTATTCAAGAACTAAAGAATAAACTAAAGGCATTAGACGAAAATAATAAGACGTACTAATATTTATAGTACGACATGGAAAATCTTCAAACAAAAAAACAAGTAGCCTGGGTAAAAAATATAAACCCAAGTACTGGAGTTGAGTTTTATACTCCTTTAGAAGGATCAACTACTTTATTGAATACAACCGTTGGTTTAGCAATTACTGCATCCTATGCTTTAAACGCTGGTGGTGCTGTTAGTACTGGATCTTTTTTAACAACTGCTTCATTTGCTAATCCTCGCATTACATTTACAAAAGGAGATGGAACTGATTTTTTTCTAAGTTTAGATACATTAGTTGCTAATAGTGCTTCTTATGCTACAACTGCTTCATATGTTAATCCCCTTAACCAAGCAGTAACAATTGGTAACATTACTAGTACTCCATCTACAGAAAATACATTAAATATATACCCTTCCCCTGCTGGAGGTACAGGTGAAGGAGGTCAAATATTATTAGCAGCATCTGGTGGATTATACACATCAGCATCCATGCTAGATACATGGCAAGACCAATTTAGAATTTTACGAGGTAGTAATACCGGAGGAAGTAATGCAGGTTTAGTATATGTTAATTTACAAACCGGAAATACTCAATTTGTAGGAGCTGTAACAGCAAGTGCATATAGTGGATTACCAAATGCGTGGTTACTTGCAGCACGTAGTGGTAATCAAACTATTGGAAGTGGAACATGGGCTGATAGAGATATTATATTTAATCAATATTCAAGTAATAATTTTACATATAATTCATCAACTGGTATTGCAACTTTAAATGCTGGTAAAACTTATAGAATTACCGCAAGGTTAGCATGGTCTGCTGCCGGAATATATACTCTTAAATTCCGTTTATATAACCAAACTACTAGTACATTTACAGGACCTACTGTTGAGTTAATACAATCACCAAATGGTACATTTAATGTAAGTGATAATACATTAGAAACTATATTTGCTGTTGGTGCATCTAATGTTGATATATCCATAAGAACCACCTCAGACACAAACGCATTATCAGGAGAATTCATTAGATCAGATTTAAATACTCAGCTAATTATTCAACAAATAGCTTAAAAATACTTGTCTTCTCGCTAATTTTTTCGTATATTTCTATAAATTCAAGGAAATGTACGCATTTATCAAAGAAAGTAGTATTCGCCACAGTAGAGAAACAGTTATGGGCCATATCAAAAAGCTCCAACCCCTCAACTATAATCGATTCATGTGGTGGAGAACACATACTGATAAAGTTACTCCATTAGGCAAACGTGCTTTACTCAAAGACCGTATTTTAAACGGTGATTTCAATCCATCTTCATATTTTTGGCAAGCACAATTAGCACTTTATGTTGCTAAAGACAAACTTGATTTAACAAAACACGATACTCGTTTTCAAATTGAAATTGCTGGTGTTGACTTTATGCGTTACAAAAAGTTAATGGAAGACTTTGAAAAGGAAGAAACAACTCGTATGATTGCTTTATATGATGCTTTTACAACTGAATATAAGATCACAAAAGAGGAATTAGATGAAAGATTCCTTAAATTCAATGGTACTGTTTTAGATTTTTATAACTATGCTGAAGAATTCTTATATAGAACCCCAGCTGCTAATAGAAAAGAAAACCGTGGCCGTCCTAAAAAAGTAAAAATTGAATCTACCCCTAGAGTTTTACTCCCAAAACGAGGTAGAGGTCGCCCTAAAAAATCATAATATGTGGTATAAATTAAAAAAATGGTTAGATTTGAACATTGTTTGGTTCTTTGTTCATCCTAGTAGACATGCTGCCTTAAAAAAACATTTAAAGAAAAAATATGGAAAAACAAAATAACCGGGGTCCTTACCCACAACCAAACGAAGTTTGGCAACATTACAAAGGTGGAAAATACCAAATTGTAGCAATGTGTAATCATACAACTACTGATGAAATACTTGTGATATACAAATCACTTTCATTTGGAGGATTCCATGCTCGTCCGTATAGTGAATGGCATGAACAAGTTGGAGAAACAAAAGCAGCAGGATTTCCAATTTACCGATTTGAAAAATTAACTTACTCAATATGAAAATTAGATTTTATTTACACAGTACTCTGTGGAGTGATTTTATGCAAATGGCTCTTTGGCCCGCAATGTATGTAACACATAACAAAGTATCTCGCAATGTAAGAGTACTTTCTTTAAGTGCAAATATATTGTTTTGGGATTTTGGTTTTACAATTGAATGGAACAAATATGAATAATACAGTAGAACTACTAGGCCACTATGGCGACGACTTAACTCATGCTTGTTCAGCCTGGACAAGTACATCACGTGAATTAAATGATGAAAAAATTGGACGTGTACCAAAACTACTAACTATGTTAGCAAGTGAAGGGCATCACACCCCATTTGAAAAATCTAGTTTACATTTTCTAGTAACAGTAGACCAGGCAACACATATCCATTTACTTAAACACCGAATTGGAGTTTCAATTAATGGAGAAAGTGCTCGCTACAAAGAATTAAAAGAAGATAAAATGTATATTCCTTATGATTGGAGTAATTCATGGCACTTTAAACTTCAAAAATATGCTGAGGAAGGAAACAAGTTATACCATGAAGCACTTGAATACTTTACTCCTATTTTAGGCCGTAAACGTGCTAAAGAATCTGCTCGTTTCTTTAAAACATTTAACTCCCAGATCACAATGGATCTTATGTTTAACTGGAGAAGTTTTGCTCATTTCCAACAATTAAGAAATAGTGAACATGCTCAAGTTGAAGTAAGACAACTAGCTCAAGATATGCTTGATTTAGTTAAAAATATTGAAGGTAACCCATTTGAACATACAATTAATGCTTTTGGTTTAAACTAATGGAAATATTAAACACTCACCCAATTAAAAAAAGCGACTTAGGTTTCCACGGCAATTTATTTGGTGGTAAACTATTAAGTTGGATTGATGCTTCAGCTGCAGGTTATGCAATGCAGTTATGTGATACACCAAGAATGGTAACAGTATCAATTGATCAATGTAACTTTGAACGCCCCGCTAAAGAATCTCAGTTATTAAAAATCTATGGTCGTCCACTTAAAGTAGGAAATAGTTCAATGACCTTGTATATGGAGGCAAGAGCACATAACGTTTACACAGGTAAACAGGACCTTATATTGAAAACAAATATTACATTTGTTCAAATTGATGAGGGTGGAAATGCTATACCTTTAGGTGAAAAAGCTAAAACAAGAATTTCAAACATCTTGCAAAAAGAACTTGATTCTGATGAAAAACTTTCGTATATTAGAGTATAAAAATAAGAGTTATGACATTTAGAAAAAAAACAAAAGCTCGGTTCCAATCATTTCTAAGACGATTAGGTTTGCTTTGTAAAAAACCTACTGAACCAACTAAACGAATTCGTATTTCTAGAACTATTAATCCTGATGGTAGTACTACTCAACATGAACGTTTAACTAAACAACCATTATTTGAAGGTAATACGTTTGAATCCGAATTACACATCTACAATGAGATTAAAAAAACAGTAAAGAAAACCCGTAAATCTAAAAAATAAAAGTTATGAAAATCAACCAAGAAAAAGTTATGAACTTATTGAAACCGGCTATGAATTTAATTATTGTAGCAGCTGTAGGAACCCTTATGTTTCGTTTAGGAGCAGCATATCAAGCACATGAAGCTAAAGAAACCACTAAAGTAGAAAACCCATATGCACATGCATTTTCTCCTGAGGAAATTTCAATTGCAGTTAATGAATCAAATGAATTAATCATGATCGAACGTGCAACTGGAGATTACATTGTATATTCAGATCAAATTGGTCAAACTATCTTTGGTATGTATGCCAATCGTATTCACCAAGAAGCAACTAATGTTAGTAAATAGTATCAAAATCGGTATTGTAGCGGGGGCAGTTATTGCCACCGCTCTTACTGTTACTGAACCGGAAGTGCAATCAACTCAAGAAGTGCGCATTCCCGACAGTATCGATCAAGGATCACCACCATCATTGCAAATGTACAAGTATATTAAAGCATACGCTGATACATTTGATATTCCATTGAATTATGCATTTGGAGTAGCATATTGTGAAACAAGATATGAAGGACCCTTCCAATGGAAATACAACCCAGCTCAAACATCTTGTACAGGTGCTGAAGGTCCAATGCAGATTTTGCTTTCAACCGCACGTTATTTGAATAGAGATGGTGTTTCACGCCAACGTTTACGTACAGATATTGAATATAACGTAAAAACATCATTAGGATATGTAAGACGTTTATACAATCGCTATAAAAGTTGGCCAATTGTATTTGGATACTATAATACAGGTTATCCTAGAATAAACGATTACGCAAGAAAGGTTGTAAACTTTAAAATAAATTGGAGATGAAACAAGTAGTTTGTATAAATGACAGTAGATTACCTGAAGGTGCTCAAGTTATCAAAGGTAGAGAATATAATGTAGTAGATGAGTTTGTAAACAACTATGATCAACGAGTTTATATCATTGAAGGTATTGCAAATGAAGGCACTACCAAAATGGGGTTACGTTGGATTGGTTATGATGCAAATCGCTTTGCAGAACCTGAATCATTAATGGAAGAAATACAAGAATACGCATACGCAGAAGCATGAAAAAAGTAAAAATTAGCCACGAGGTACCATTTTGCCTCTTAGAAAAAAGTAGAGAATTCAATGACTACGATTATTGTTTACCTCATCTAATGGATGAAAATGAAGAATATCGTAATTTCTTCTATGAATCAAAGAAAATGGGTCGCTACATTGTAATGGACAATTCACTCCATGAACTAGGTGAAGCATATAATTCAGAACGTTTAATGTATTGGGTAAATGAAATTGAACCAAATGAATTTATTGTACCTGATGTTTGGGAAGATAAGACAGCATCAATTGTAAATGCTCGTTCTTGGGCTCATACTAAAATGCCTAAAAACACTACTAAAGTAGCTGTAGTACAAGCAAAAAATATTCATGAAGCTTATGAATGTGTGCAAATATATAAAGATTTAGGTTATAAGAAAATAGCATTTTCATATGGTGCAGAATATTATCATGAAATGTGTCCACACCCAAACAAAGATTTAGGTAAAGCAATTGGACGATATATAGTAGTTTCATCAATGTATAATGATAAAACATTACTTTATAACGATCGAGTACATTTACTTGGAACTGCAAGTCCTATTGAATTTGGAATGTACAAAAATATTTCTTGCATTGAATCAATTGATACTTCAAATCCAATTATGGCTGGAATAGAAGGAATACCATATACAAAAATGGGGCTAGATTCAAAGCCAACGGCTAATATGAATAATTTCCAAGATAAACCAATCACAGAAACTCAAATGAAGTTTATTGAACATAACGTTATAAACTTTAGACAAATAAATGGACTCTAATTTGGAGTCCATATTTTATTTTAGTATATTAATACAAATAATAAGTTATGGAAATGTTAAGTTTATATGATTACCTAGGCAAAGCCGCAGGTGAAGAATTAGGTAAAGAAGTTTGGACAGCAGCTGCAGAAGCTAATGTTCCAACACAACTTCGAGAAATTTCTAATCCAAAATACACAGGAAAAGTTACTTTATACCCTAAAGATTTTCTTGATTTTTATTTTAGAGAACCTGCATCATATCAAATTGAAGATGCTTTACCTGAAGGACATGATTGGACCGGAAACCTTGAAGACGATGACCTCCCTTTTTAATCATACTAAAGAAGAGTTTGAAAAACACCGTGAGATTTGGAAATCTGAATGGTATGATCATTGGAGACTCTTGGATATTGACTTTGAATGTTATATGTTGATGAGAGGATTAACAAAAGAAGAATTTAAAAAATTAAATAGCGAAATATGGCAAAACACGTAGTAGTATCCTTATCTGGAGGGATGGATTCCTCCACATTGTTACTTCGTTGCTTGAAAGAGTACGATACAGTAACTGCACTTTCATTTGATTATGGACAAAAACATAGAGTTGAACTTGAACGCGCTCAATCATTAGTAGATTATATTAATGAAACCTATTCCCCTATCCGTTACCGTCAAATCCAATTAAACGGATTATCTGATTTGTTAAATTCAGCACTTGTAACAGGTGGAGATGATGTACCTGAAGGACATTATGCTGAAGAAAACATGAAAGCAACAGTTGTTCCTAATCGAAATAAAATATTTGCTTCAATTATTCAAGCAGTTGCACTTTCAATTGCTGACGAAACAGATGAGCAATGTGACATTGCAATGGGAATCCATGCAGGTGATCATGCAATTTACCCAGATTGCCGTCAAGAATTTAGAGATGCAGACGATCATGCCTTTAGAGTAGGTAATTGGGGTTCTGAAAAAGTAGGTTACTTTACACCATATCTTGAAGGTGATAAATTTACCATCTTACAAGATGGAGAAGTATTATGTGGTGAATTAGGTTTAGACTTCAATGAAGTATATAAACGTACAAACACTTCATACAAACCAATTTACCACGAAATGGCATATGAAGAAGGAGCCGATATCATTGAAGTAAAAGAATGGTTCTCTGATTACAAATCAGCAAGTTCCGTGGAGCGAGTAGAAGCTTTTATTAAATTAGGACGTCCTGATCCTGTAGCTTATGCAGACGAAGAAGGACCTGTAACATGGGAATATGTAGTAAAAGAAGTATCTAAAGTACTAGCAAGCCATGCAGGATAAAAGTATTATAAATTGGGAACTACATCAAAAGCTAATGGCAAAGAAAAGAACAATTAAAATATGTACCGGAATTGGATTGAATATGTTCTTTCCTGAGTACGTAACTATCGAATTACAGAATATAGACACTGAAATTAGAAAACCTAAAACATCAAAGAAAAATGGCTAGATACATTTCAACAAAATTATTTGACAATTACTCAGTAGCAATTCGTCAATACAAAGCAGCCCATTCACATTGCCAGTTATTGCATGGTTATGCTTTGAAATTTAAAGTATGGTTTGCTTCAAACGAACCATTAGAGGAAAATCAACTTGATGATATGAACTGGATTGTTGATTATGGAGGTTTTAAACCTGCACCTCAAGGTAATGGTTTGAAAGCTTGGATGGACCATATGTGGGATCACACAACTTTAATTCAAGCAGACGATCCATACCGTGATTTGTTTGAACAAATGCAAATGGAAGGATTATGTAAAGTACATTTCCTAGAAAAAATGGGTGCTGAAAGTAATGCAAAACTTGTATTTGATCATTTCAATGAAGTACTAGCTAAAACAGATGCTGGGCGTTGTAAAGTAATTAAAGTAGAATGTTTTGAAAACGATAAAAACTCTAGCATCTATGAAGAATAGTTATTATACGACAACCACCACTTTTGGTGACATTAAATTCACTTATACAATAATAAAATGAAAGAAATTTTATACTTCTCTGCCCCTTGGTGTATGCCATGTAAAAACTTTAAACCCGTTATGGAACGTGTAGGGCAACAACATCCTGTTAAATTTATTAACGTGGATGAAAATCCTCAAATGGCTGCACAATACAATATTCGAAGCGTACCTACGCTTGTATTTTTGAAAGACGGTCAAGAGGCAGACAAATCAATCGGAGTTTTAACTGAAGCACAAGTAAAAGAAAAATGGAATCTAGTCTAGGAAGAATAGAAGATTACAACAAAGTTTTACCAATTGTAGAATTATATCGTTGCGTTCAAAGCGAGGGATCTCGTTTTGGACGCCCAACGATTGCAGTTCGTACAACAGGTTGTACTCACCGCTGCTACTTTGGAGAAGGCGGATGGTGTGATTCTTGGTATACAAGTATCCACCCAGAAAAAGGTACATTTACCTTTAATGATATTATCAAAATTTATGACGAAAACCCACACATCAAAGAAATGATGTTGACGGGTGGCTCACCTACAATGCACCCTAAGCTTGTAAATGAGTTAACACATTTTGCTTATGAAAGAGGTATTCTTATTACTATTGAAACCGAAGGTTCTCATTTCCTCGCTACTGACTATCCTATATCTCTTATATCTCTCAGTCCTAAATTTGGTAATAGTATTCCCGTACTTGGAGCTGTTACGCCTCAAGGAGCGATTGTGGACCAGAAAATGATTGATCAACATAATAAGTTCCGTCTTAAAATGGATACAATCAAACAAACACTCGATTATCACTTCGATTATCATTACAAACCAGTTTGGGATGGTACTGAAGAGAATTTAGCTGAAATTGAAGCATTTAGAGTTGCATTGGAAATCCCAAAATGGAAAACCTATATCATGCCAGCTGGTGATACAAGAGATGAATTAATTAAAATGTATCCACTTGTATTTGATATGTGTGCTGAAAAAGGATACAACATGACAGGTAGAGATCATATTATTGCATTCGATACAAAAAGAGGAGTATGATTCTATTTACTTCAGAGCAAATTCAAGAAAAAGTTAAAGAACTAGCCCACCGCATTTCATTTAAACATACTGTTGATGATGATGTAGTAATGATATGTGTATTAAATGGTGGGTTTATGTTTTTTAGTGATTTAGCTAAAGAAATGTCAATTGATTTTGAAGTTGACTTTATACGAGCCAAATCATACAATGGACAAGATCAAGGTGTAGTTCATATCTTAAAAGATATTGAAACAAACATTGAAGGAAAATATGTATACGTAATAGATGATTTCTATGATACTGGAAATACTTTAAATAGAATTTTAGAGCATTTATCTGCTTTGAACCCTTTATCACTCCAAATGATTACTCTATTAACTCGAGATACTTCCCCTTTATCAGAATATCATCATATTTCAGGTTTCATGATCCAAGATCAATGGGTAGTAGGTTATGGAATGGATAATAATTCAAAAGAGCGAAATTTAGATTATATTTACGCACTTTAACTTGGAGATTAAAAATATTCTTCGTACATTTATATAAAATAATTAGTTATATGTCAGAAAACAATCGTAAAAAACAGCACACAGATTTAGAATGTGTAAAAATTGGTTTTGCAAATGGTGTTGCACCTGGTTTTCCACTTACCGAGAAAGAAAAGTGGGCAATGGTAGATGAAGCAGAAGAAGCTTATGGTAAGTTCTTAACTGCATTAGGTGTAGATTGGGAAAACGATCCAAACTCATCTGATACTCCACGTCGTGTAGCAAAAGCATATGTATTTGATTTATTTGCAGGTCGATATACTGCAATGTCCGATATTACTTCATTCCCTAGTGATGGTTATGATGGTATTGTAATCGAACGAAATATTCCTGTTACTTCAATGTGTTCACACCACCACCAAACAATTGGAGGAGTAGTTCATATTGGTTATGTAGTTGGAAACGAAGGTAGAGTAATCGGCTTATCTAAATTGAACCGTATTGTAGAACTATTTGGTCGTAGAGGTGCTATCCAAGAACAATTAACTTCAGCAATCCACAATGCAGTAAACAAAATTTGTGAATTGAATAGAGGAGTAATCGTAACTGTAGTAGCAACCCACAACTGTGTATCTTGTAGAGGTGTAAAACACCAAGGTGCTTCAATGGTAACTACAAAAGCATCAGGTGTGTTCTTGGAAAATGATAATCAAGCACGTAAAGAATTCTTCGATTCAATCAAAATCAATAACGGAGGACACCAGATATGAGCCCATTAGAAAAGAAACAAGCTGAGTTAATTTCATTATTAGCAGGCCAAGTAGTTGATCTTTCCCTAATGTCCAAAATTGAACTTGGAGACGATGTAGTTAAGGAATGGTCTAGGTTAAATATCGAGATTAGTAATCTAAAAGAAAACTATGTGCCATTTGTATCAGAAGTTGAAGAGTTCAATGCAGTTATGGGGAAGCCAAATAATTATGACCCGGTCATTCCCGACGAGAAGGAGTGGATGTTTGTCTATAATTTCATTTTGGAGGAACTCGAAGAATATAAGCATGCGTGTGAAACAGGCAATATTGTTGAAGTGCTTGATGCTCTATGTGACATTACCTACGTATCGTTGGGTAACGGGGCTATGTTACATGGTCTTAAGGATAAAGTATGGCCCGCGTATCAAGAGGTTCAAGCGTCAAATCTTAGCAAAGCTTGTACAAGTGAAGAAGAGGCACAAGAAACCGTTAGAGTTCGCTCCGCAGAGCAAGAGGAACCATGTCACTATGAACAGGTTGGTAAGTATTTTATCGTCTATAGAACACGCGATCGCAAGGTTATGAAGAACATTAATTACTTCAGACCAGACCTTACCCAATTTTTTAAATAAAATATAAATCAAAATATGAAAACACCAAATCAAATTGTTAAAGAATTAAAACATGTTGTAGAATGGTCTCAACCTAATATTAGATATAATGAGATTATGTCTTTAATCAAACAACTAGAGATCTCTTTAAACCCACCTACAAATAAACCAACTCCAATTATTGAAAAACCAGTTGTTAAAGCTCCTGTAGTAGAAACACCTGTAGAAGAACTTACAATTGAAGAAATATCTGCTGAAGTATTAAGTGCAGATGTAGATACAGTGGAAGAAACCCCAACCACTATCAAAACTACTAGAAAGAAGTAATTTTAATATTAAATAAGAGTTATGTATCAATCGGTTTTCTATAATAGATTACCCGGAGAAGATCAGTGGCATTACTATCTCAGGGACGATAAAAAAGGAATACACAAATTCCAATATTGGCCTACTGTATATAAACTTGACGAAGAGGGGGAATATGAAACACTATTTGGTGATAGATGTTCTGCCCTCCAAGGCAAGTATGATAGAAAAGATCATACTATTCTAGAAAAAGATATTGACCGTGAACTTGTATTGTTGAGGGATCTGTACTACAAGACGGATGAAATGCCTTCATACCACAATACAGTTTATCTGGATATTGAGATTGAAATTTTAGGTGCACTTACACCAACCACAATTAAAGAAGCAAATGCTGAGATAACTGCAATTGCTTTAATTGATACTTCTACCAAAGAAAAAATATGTTTTATTTTAGACAAAGAAGGTAAAATAGAAGATATTGACCAAGATGGTAAAAAAGTAATTCCATGTGCAACTGAAGATACTTTACTACGTAAGTTTTTATTGAAATGGGAACAAATGGATCCTACAATTGTTGTAGGTTACAACAGTGATTTCTTTGATATCCCATACTTGTACTACCGAATCAAGAAAAAACTAGGAGATGAAGTATACCGCTTATCCCCAGTAGGTAAAATTGAAGAAGTTATATCCCAACCAAATTCCCCAATTCGTATTGGTTTAGTTAATAGTCTAGACTATATGTTGTTGCTTCGTAAGTATATTATGAAGGAAGAACCATCATATAAACTAGGTGATATTGGAACCAAATATGCTAAGTTAGGTAAAATTGAATACAATGGTAGTTTGGATACATTGTTTAGAGAAGATCCAAACAAATTCATTGACTATAACATTCGAGATGTTGAAATCATTGAAGCGCTAGAGGAAAAACAGAAGTTTATTGAATTGACTATCTTGATTTCCCACTTGTGCCATACACCATACGAATCAATTTACTATAATACTGCATTAAACGAGGGTGCTATTTTAACGTATCTAAAACGTAAAAATATTATTGCACCAAACAAACCAACAACTACTAATCCTACAATTAGGGATTTGGAATTGGGTGATCATATTGTACATCAACGAGGTACTCCTACAATTGAAGGTACAGTATATAGCTTTGAGGACAAGCAGATTATAGTCAAAACAATGGCTGGAAAATATATTTCTCGTAGTCCAAGAACAGTCAAGAAAAAAGACAGTTACGCAGGTGGATACTTACTTGATCCTATTCCAGGACTATATTCAGATGTGAGTGACCTTGACTTTACCTCACTATACCCTTCAATTATCAAATCATTAAACTTGGGTGTTGAAACATTGGTAGGTAGAATTGTTACAAAAAACAATTACGAGCAATATAATTCACTCGAGCAATTAAAGAAACGTGATCCCGAAGAAAAAATACATATCCAAAAACTAAATAAGTATTCGTATCAACTTAAAGATGCTACTATATCTGTTGGTGCTTTAATTCGTTTAATTGAAGACAATAACTGGACAATAGCAGCTAGTGGAGCGTTCTTTACTAATGATAAGAAAAGTATTGCTTGCGAGGTACTTGAGGATTGGTTCAATCAGCGAGAACATTATCGAGCACTCAAGAAAAGCGCAGGTAAAGCGGAAGATTGGGCCAATTACAAATTATATGACTTGTATCAAATGGCATTTAAAATCTTGCAAAATGCATTGTATGGTACTTATGCTATCAACTCATGGCGCTTTACAGATGGATTTAAAATATGTTCTGCAGGTATTACAAATAGTGGTCAACGTTTAACTAAAGAATCTATTGCTTTTGTAAACAAATACATTTCGGATCAATTAGATATTGACCCTAGAGATTTTGTGATTGCATCTGATACCGATTCACTTTATATGGAATTGACTGATTTGCTTAAACATCGAAACCCTGATTTGAACTACGAGGACCGTGAAGAAAAAATCAAACGATTATTAGTTTTGACAGAGGAACTCCAAGATGTAGCAAACGCGAATCTAAACAATATTACGCAGGATCTGTACAATATGACTGGTGATCACCACTTCGTATTAAAACAAGAGGTAATCGCTGAAAAAGCGTATTGGTCTGGAAAACGCCGTTATGCAATGTATATTGTAAACAAAGAAGGTGTACCTATTGAGGAACTAGAGATGAAGGGACTAGACATTATGAAATCTAATTTCCCCCCTTACTTTAGAAACTTTGGAGAAGAGCTAATCAAATCCATTCTATTCAGTAAACCAAAAGAAGACATTGATAAAGACGTAATGGACTTTAAAAATTCAATGCAAACGGTAGAGTGGATTAAGTTGCTTAAACCAACTGGATTGAAAAAAATGGGTGAATATATTGAACGTAGACCTATGGCTGGTGAATTGTTCTCTAAATTGAAATTGAAATGTCCCGTAAATACAAAATCTGCTATAATCTATAACGATTTTTTACGTTACAAGAAACTCAATGTAAAGTATCCTGAATTTACAATTGGAGATAAAATGTATATTGCTTATTTGAAACCAAACCCATATCAAATTGAGGTAATTGGTTACAATGGCTACAATGATCCACCTGAAATCACTGAGTTGATCAACAAATATATTGATCGTGATGGTTTATTTGATAGTGTAATTCGAAATAAATTAGAAACAGTATACAATGATATTGGATGGGTGCTTAATTTGAACCCATTTAAAGCTAAATTCTTCAATTTCAGCTAGGATATTTAAAATATTTTTCTTATCTTTAACACATGGTAAATAAATTAGTTCTACAATCGGTTATAAACAAATACTACTTAGGCGAAAACGAATCCGTTAAGTGGAAAATCAAAGACAAAACATTATCTATTGACTTTATGTCTGTAAACAAAGAAGTCATAGGTAAAGTTATTCATACAGGTTTTGATGTTGAAGACAGTGAATTAGCTATCTTTGACACCAAAAAACTACTTAACCTACTTAGCATCACTCAAGGTGATCTAATCTTTGAATTAGAGAAAGGCAAATCGGTTTATACCAAAATGAAATTTGCAGATGAGTCATTTAACTTGACTTATGCACTTGCCGATCCACTTTTGATTGGTAAAGTAGGTTCTGTAACTGAACCGCAATGGGATGCAGTTTTACCTCTAGAAAAAGAACATGTCGATAATTTAGTTAAAGCAAAGAATGCTTTAGCAGGTATTGGTTCAATGACACTTTCAATTGATATTGATTTAAATGGAGATAATATGTGTGTATTCACATTTGGAGATGAGCAAGGCCACAACAACAAAATCACCTACCAAATGTATGGTACAATTAAACAAGAGAAAGTTGAAATCCCATTCAACTCAGACATGTTTAGAAACATACTCAAAGAAAACAAAGACCTAGAAAGTGGAAATATCTACTTGAGCTACCAGGGCCTAATGAAACTTGAATTCAAATCAGAAGACACAACATGCGAATACTATATGGTTCGTAGAGAAGAAAGTGCCTTCTAATATGTATAATAGAATTAGGAAATTCAAATTAGTTTTCGTATATTATAGTTATAAATTAAAAGTTAGTTATGCAAGAAACAAAACGACGAGGTCGTCCTGCTCGGGACGAAAATGACACACAATCAAACTTATGTACAATTAAAGACCCCGCAATGGAGCCTTTTTATATTGTAAAGGATGCTACAAACTTTACAGTAATGGAAAGATCTGTTGCTACAAGAGGTTTTGGAGGTGGTAAAGCATCTGGTAAAGAAACTGAAAAAGTAGTAGGCTACTACAGTAACTTTGCAAATGCTGTAAACCGCATCTCAAAAGAAAAGTTTTATCAAAATCAAGGTGAGTACGAAACCATTCAAGAGTACCTCAACACCTGGAATACAGTTAAAGAAGGAATGGAATCAATGTTAAACAAATTAGAAATATGAAACAATTAGAAGCATTATTTGATGCGGTAATCGTTAAACCGCTTGAGGCAGAAGAGACTCAATTTGGATCTATCTTCATCCCAGATGCAGGTAAAGATCGTAACGAACAAGGAACTGTAGTTGCAGTTGGACCAGGACGTCATGTAGCTGGAGTTGGATTTATCCCAACAGAAATTAAAGTAGGAGATACAGTAGTATTACCTACAATGGGTTTTGCAAAGTTGCAATTTGACAATGAAGAATATTTTATTGGACCTGAAAATCAAATTTTAGCACGTATTAAAAAAGAAGTAAATGAGTAAGATTATTGAATTTGGCCCTGAAGCCCGTAAAAAATTAGTTAAAGGTATTGATACACTAGCAGATGCAGTTGTAGCAACACTTGGACCAAATGGTCGAAATGTAGTTTATGTTGAAAATGGAATGGTTGTTTCAACCAAAGATGGTGTAAGCGTTGCAAAACAAATCGCTTCACTAGAAGACCCAATCGAAGATTTGGGAGCACAAATGGTTAAACAAGCAGCTATTAAAACTGCAGATCACGCAGGTGATGGTACAACTACCTCAACTTTATTAGCACGTGAATTGGTTAAAGGTGGTATCTCTAAATTAAACGAGGGAGCAAATGCCGTTGAAATTAAACGTGGAATTGATGCAGGTGTAAAACAAGTACTCCAAGTATTAAAAGACAATTCAGAGAAAATCACCTCTGAAGAACAATTAGAGCAAATTGCTACTATTTCGGCAAACAACGATCCTGAAATCGGTAAATTGATTTCACGCGCTATGGAAAAAGTAGGACGTGAAGGTGTAGTTTACATTGAAGAATCTAAAACAGACGAAACATATTTGGAAGTTGTAGAAGGTATTCAATTTGATCGTGGTTACAAATCTCCATATTTTGTTACAAACAACAACAATATGTCAGCTGTATTGCAAGATGTTTCAATCTTGTTAGCAGACCACCGTTTTACAAATGTAAAAGAATTGGTACATATTCTAGAAGGTGTAGCATCTAAAGGAAAATCATTGTTGATTATCGCAGAAGATATTGATGGTGAGGCTTTAGCTACATTGATTGTAAACAAAATGCGTGGTACACTTAAAGTTGTAGCTGTTAAAGCACCTGACTTTGGTGAGCGTCGTAAATTGATCCTTGAAGATATTGCTATCTTAACTGGTGGTAAAGTATTTGACAAGGAAAAAGGTATGAAACTTGATCGTTTCGATTTCGGATGGTTAGGCCATGCTAAAACAGTTACAGTAACTAAAGAAAAAACTACAATCATTGATGGTAGTGGTGTTGAAGAAGATATTACTGCACGAGTAGAATCACTTACCTCACAAATTGAAGGTGCTGCTACACCATTTGAAGCAGAAAAACTACAAGAACGTTTATCTAAATTTGTAGGTGGAGTTGCTTTGGTTCATGTAGGTGGAAGTACTGAAACTGAAATGAAAGAGAAAAAAGATCGCGTTGATGATGCTCTACATGCTACACAATGTGCTTTAGAAGATGGTATCGTTCCAGGTGGTGGTTCAGCCCTATTATATGCTCGTGAAGGTATTACATATTCAAAATCCGAATCAGATGATTTCAAATATGGTAAAAAATTAGTTTACAAAGCATGTGGCAAACCATTTGAGGTTATTCTGTCAAATGCAGGATATGCTGAAAGTGATATGTACCCAATCAATATGGAAATTGGTAAAGCTGATAATGTATGGAGTGGATTCAACATTAAAACCGAAACTATCGTTAACATGAAAGAAGAAGGTATTATCGATCCACACAAAGTAACCAAAAACGCTTTATTGAATGCTTCTTCAATTGCAGGTACAATCCTATTAACAGAATGTACAGTAGTAGATAAACCAGAAGATAAAAAATCAGATGGTGGATTCGATCCATCAATGATGGGAATGATGTAATATGAAAACTGAACAAGTAGAATATAACGAACTTATCGCAACACGAGTACCCCCTGGAGATCAGTGGGTGCTCGTAAACGATAAAAGTAAAGTCATTCACAAGTCACTTACTGATGCTTTAGAGGCATGGTTTGAAGCAAACCAAGAAAAGGCAGAGTTCCGTTTAGCTCCTTTGGACAGTAAACTATATGTTATTCGAAGTGAGGTAAAAGAAATTCAACCCGAACCAGTTAAACGCTTTAACATTTACGGAGACCCACAGTAACGGGTCTCCTTTTTTACATATTTATAATTATGAAATTGACAGACATTCTACGCGAAATCGAAGGAGAAGAAGATGGTATGCAACAAGTAAAGGTTCGTTATGACCTTGCTGTTGAACCTGCTGATCTCGACAAAGCATTAGCTGCTTTAAACGATCCTAAAACATATGGTATCTACGCACAAAACATGCGAGATCCAAAAGCTATTGTAAAAGCATTCGGACCTTCAATTCCTGCACAAAAAGCAGGAGCTGCTTGGAAAGATTGGGATTCTCGCTCGGATGATGAAAAAGCATTCAAAATAATTGATATCAAAAACAGAGTACCTGAAGCATGGGCTAAAGCAGAAGCTGAAGCAGAAGCAGGCTATGAAAAATGGCAAGCAGAAGGAAATGATGGTAGCTTAAACGACTATTTATTTTCACTTTCAGGTAAAGAACTTCCAAAAGACATTATCGGAAAATACGGAGCCAATTATTACCCAATGAAAACCCCAGACAATTTGAAAAAATATGGTGGTAAATTGGAACAAGACATTCACTATGTAGTAAAAGATGGTAAAATTGTTTTTCCTTCAACACTAGAAAATCCATATAAAACAAAACCATACTTGTCCAAAGTATTGAAAACAATTATGGACAATGCAGGAGTGGATTTTAAACTAGTAGATGTTGAACAAGATGTAGAAGCACCTAAAACTGTAGAAAAACCAAAAGCAGAAACAGTTGCTCCCTTATCTTACACAGCTGACACCTTAGACAAAGCAGAAAAAGCAAGAACTGCATTCCAAAAAGAAATTGGAGATGTTCCAACAGCAAAATACGAAATTGAACCTGTTAAAGCAGACGGAGAAACCAAATACAAACTTGTAGTAACAGGCATCTCAGCTGACCAAAGAGCAAAACTATTTACTAAGAAAACAACGTTAAAAGAAGAGCAAGATTTTGACCTTGAAAGATATCAAATGTTAAGACGAGCTGGAATAATTAAGTAAGATGAAACAAAAAGAATTAAAAGAAGCTATTTTTGATATGTTTAGAAAGTCTAAAGAGACTTCTAGCGAACCTCAAGCACCAAAATTCAAATCTATCGACTCAATGTTGGGTGGTAAAATGAATTTAACTGCAGGTGATTTTGCTCAATTAAATCCAAATACACCAGCTGATGAGCTTAAAAAAGCTTTTAGAACAGCATATTTGAGAGGTAATATTGAAAGTCAAAAAAGTTTAAAATCGTTACTTGATAAAGAACCTTACAGTGAGTTAAAAGATTTAGTAGATCAAATCGATAATGCTAAATTAGAAAAACCAATGTCTAAACTAGGAGCTTCAGACACTCAATCAGTTAGAAGAAGCAGCAGTGGTTTTCCTGGTTTAAGTGAAGAACTTTTACGTATGCAAAAACTAGCTGGTATTATTACTGAAGCTGAAGGTAGAAATTTATACACTACAGCTGGTCAAATGATTTCTCAAGTTGGGTTATTTACCCAAGAACTAGCAGACGAATTAGAAGCAGAAGGTAGAGGAAACTTATATCGTTTCTTTGACACCCCAGAAGAAAAAGCTGAGTTAATTAAAATCTCAGAAGGATACCAAGCATACTTAGCTAAAGTAAAAGCAATGATGGATGAATTAATGAGTGATCCAATGTACCAAGTTGCAGTAGGTGATGCAGGTAGAAATACCAATCCATTAGAAAAAGCTTATATGAGAGCAAAAAATATTTAAATAAAGAGCTTGTCTATGACAAGCTTTTTTTGTATAATACGGTTATGAAAGAAAATACGTTATATGTAGAACGTTTTCGCCCTACTGAACTACAATATTATGTAGGTAATGAAAACGTCAAAGAAACAATTCAAAAATACCTTGATCAAGGTGATATTCAAAATTTCATTTTTTATGGACCTGCAGGTACAGGTAAAACTACCCTAGCTAAAATTATCGTTAAAAATCTAGATTGCGATTATCTTTATATAAACGCATCTGATGAAAACGGAATCGATACTATTCGAGAGAAAGTAAAGGGGTTTGCTAGTGCTGCATCTTGGAAAGGTATTAAAGTAGTAATCCTAGATGAAGCAGATTTTATTACCATCCAGGGACAAGCCGCTTTACGAAACGTAATCGAAACATTCTCTCGCTCAACTCGTTTTATCTTAACTTGTAACTTTGTAGAGCGAATCATTGACCCACTCCAATCACGTTGCCAGGTACTTAAAATTGTACCACCAACAAAAATGGATGTGTACAACCATTTAACTTGGATATTAGCTGATCAATTGAGCTTGTCTTATACACCCGAAGATATCAAGTCACTGATTTTAAAGTACTATCCCGATATGCGTAAAATGTTAAACGTTTTACAAATGTCTGTAAAGGATGATGCTGTTGTACTTGATGAAACAGTATTGACCTCTACAAGCTATATCAAAGAGGTATTAAAAGAACTAGCAGGCAAGAAAAACTGGATTGCTATTAGACAAATTATAGCAGATTCGAATACAAAGGACTTTGAGGAACTATATCGTTCACTATTTGAATACAGTTCAAAATATGCTCCAGGCAAAGAAGGTTCTGTTGCAATTATATTAAACGAACACCTTTATCAAGCAAATTTCCGAATTGACAAAGAAATTAACGTAATGTCTGCAATTGCTAAGATAATTGAAGTAATATGAAGCACCTATTAAGATATACTCTTTCGTGGATATCTCAAAATTTGGCCGTACCTTTCTGGACAATCGGTCATATCCACTTGATGACAACAATATACGCTGACATACATGAAATATTGATGTCGCTCGGAATGAACATAATTGTGGCAGCTGGGTTTATAGCTGACTTTATAGATTATAGAAAAGATAAGTTAAACAATAAATAAAACAAAATGCAAGAACAACCTAGATTAAACATTGATTTCAAAAACACAACAGCCGTAACTGGTTTTGATGGTGGACAATTGTTTGGACAAGCAGTTATCCTCCGTAAAGTGTCTAAATTCTTGATTGGAGCAGATGAAGATTCACTCATTCCGATCCCAGTATTCTATGATTTGGAAAGTAAAAAAATCATCCTAGATACACTTCCTCCAGACATTCGTGAAGAATATAAAGACATTGCCCTTGACCTCTAAGAAGCAAATAAAAGATATATGGGGGTGGTTGAATGAAATCACCCTCTATAAAACTCCCATCGAAAATATTTCGGAAGAATCATGGGACAAATGGAACTCTTACATGATACATCGATATGTATCTATGAATATAAATTATGTTGAACTAGCTAATTTTGTTCAAACTCTACCCTACGAGAACAAGCAACAAACATATACAATTTATAGAGAGATGATTCCAAAAGCAAAAACGTTCTTGAAGTATGTCAAGTCAAGAACAAAGAGACAGCCTGCAACGTTGGTAGAGTACGTAGCAAAACATTTTGAATGTAGTTTAGGCGAAGCAGAAGAGTATATTGACCTTTTACGCGAACATGGTGTACGACAAGTGTTGTACTCTATGGGTATAGAGGATAAAGAAGTAACTAAGTTATTAAAGAAATGACCGCAAATAGAGAAACATTTGGAACAAACCCAAACAACCCCCTTCAAACAAGATCAATCCATAAAACAGACTCAATTGTTGATTCAGTAATTGATCAATTTGTAAGTAGAGCCCGCTTTGGAAAAGAAAAATATGGTACTGATTTAGATAGAAACGATTTAAGTGTTTTAGATTGGATTGAACATGCCAAGCAAGAACATATGGATGCCATATTATATTTGGAAAAACTTGAACGAATACTAAAGGGCTAATATTTATAATAAAATACTTTAAAATGGATAAAGAAACTTTCCGCATGCAAATGCTTGCTGGTGTGATCACAGAGGGTCAATACAAAGCAAAATTAGAAGAAATTGAAGCTAAAGAAAAAGAATCACTCAACGAACATGCTATTGGTGGTATTGTAGGAATTGGAGCTATTAACCAAATCCCATCTCGCGCTAAAGAAGTATACGAAGATGCTTTTGAACATTTCTTAGGTGAACGTTACGAAATAAAACCAAACAGAGAAAGAGATGATATCAAAGATATTAACGAAGAGGATGATGCTACTGCTGTAGGTGAAAAAGTTGAAGCTGCTGTAGAAGATAAATTAGAAGCAACAGTTGATAACTTATCTGACGAACAGAAAGATCAATTAAGAGCTGAATTAGCTAAAGCAGGTATTACTGCAGATTCAAAAATTGAAGATGTAGCTGGTAAACTTGACGAGTCATTATATGAAGCTGAAGGTGATACTAAAGCAAAAGTAGCTAGTGCTTTAAGTGATATAGGTGGTGGTTTAATGAAATCCCTTCTTGTGCCTATTATTCCAGTAGCTATTGGAAGTATGGGTCCTGGTGTTGCAGCTGGATTTGCAATTACTGCTGGAACTGCTGGTATCTTAATTGCTTTAGCTAAAGCGTTAGGTGCTGAAAAATCAATGGAAGAAGGTAAAGAAGTAGAAGAACCATACAACTACTAATATGAACCCAAAAGACGTAATCACAGTAGACGTTCCTCTATTTATTCGTTTACTCGAATATGCTAGAGAAGATGCTCAAACAGACATGGATTTACATGATGTGGCAGACAATATCATCTCATTAGCAGCTTCAGGTAAAACGTTAACAATGGACGACTACAGTTCTATTGTTGGATCTCAAGAAGATATTGCTGAAATTCGAATGATGCAAGTAAGAGCTGGAATCATTAAATAAGACAAGATGGCAAAGGCAAGAAAAGACGGCAAGAAAAAACGCAATAAAACAAATTTGGCCAAGTATCTTAAAATGATCGCTCACAACGAACAATTGATCAGCCAGTACAAAACGGCTTAGGACCGTTTGCTAGTTATAGCAAGAGAATACTTTTCACCGCTATCAAAGGTATTTTCAAAAGATTAAGAGAGCTTGGATTTTCCAAGCTCTTTTTTTATCTTTAAGTTATGAGAAAAAAACCTCCTGTTATACTCAAAGAAATAAGAGAAAAAAAACTACCCGAAATTGACTATGCAACTCAAAAGTCTATTTCATACTCTCAAATGTCTATGTTCAATGAGTGTCCTAAAAAATGGTCACTTCAATATAGAGAAGGACATAAGTCATTTACCTCTTCAATTCACACTGTTTTTGGAACTGCTTTACACGAAACACTTCAACATTACCTTACAGTAATGTATGAGCAAAGTGGGGCAGCAGCTGATCGACTCAATACCTCTGAAATGCTAGAGGAAAATCTCCGTGAAGAATATAAAAAACAATACAAAGCAAACAACAACCAACACTTTGTAACCCCAGATGAATTAAGAGAGTTCTATGAAGACGGAGTAGAAATTATTCGAGAGTTTTCCAAAGACAAAACAAAATACTTCGGTAAACGAGGATGGCATTTAATTGGATGTGAAGTACCTATTATTCTAACTCCACATTCAAAATACCAAAACGTAATGTTTCAAGGGTATTTAGATGTTGTTTTGTATCATGAACCAACAAACAAAATTAAAATCATAGATATTAAAACAAGTAGACAAGGTTGGGGTAAAAAGGAGAAATCTGATGAAAACAAACAAGCCCAACTTGTTATCTATAAAAAATATTTTTCTGAACTATATAATGTTCCAATAGAGAATATTGAAATTGAGTTTATGATTGTGAAACGTAAGGTATTTGAAAGTGATATTTATGTTATCAAACGTGTACAACAATTCAAACCTGCGTCGGGTAAAGTGAAACTAAACAAAGTCACTAAATCAATCGATGAATTTATAGAACGCGCATTTGATCGCAATGGTTATAAAGAAGTAGACCACCAACCAAAACTAAATGGAAATTGTAAATGGTGCCCATTTTACAAGACTCATTTATGTTCTGCGACCTACTGATCTCCTCATATATGTATATCCGATAATAATAAAATAAAATTTATGAGTGAAAAAAATCAACAATTAACAAGTGTCAAACTAGACAAGGATCTGTTTGAGCAATTTAAAGTAGAGTGCATTAAACGAAAATTTAGCTTCCAAAAATTGAGTGAACGAGCTGTTCACCTATATTTAACAAGCGATGATTTCAGAAAACAAATTCATAATCACAGTGATTTGAATTTGGCCATTGAAGAGTAATTTCTTACATTTAAAACAAAATAGTTATATGAATTCAAGTTTTAAGTACTTACCGCAAAACGAGCGGAAAAAAATCTTACTAATTTGTGATGACATTCGAGTACACTCAGGTGTAGCGACTGTAGCACGTGAATTAGTTTTGAACACAGCCCAACATTTTAACTGGGTAAACATTGCAGGTGCAATTAAACACCCAGAACAAGGTAAACGTTTTGATATTTCTCAAGATACAAACCAAAATACAGGTTTGACTGATACTTCTGTTTTCCTTTATCCAGTGGATGGATATGGCAATCCTGATTTAATCCGTCAGTTAATTATGATGGAAAAACCAGATGCGATCATGTTAATCACAGATCCAAGGTATTTTGAATGGTTATTTCAAATCGAAAATGAGATTAGAAAACACATGCCAATCATTTACCTTAACATTTGGGATGATTACCCAGCTCCATTGTATAATAAAGCATTTTATGAGTCATGTGATGCGTTATTAGCAATTTCAAAACAAACTAAGTTAATCAATGAGCTTGTTTTAGGTGAGAAAGCAAATAAGAAAGTAATTGAGTATGTTCCCCATGGTCTAAACCATGAAATTTATTATCCAATTGAAAAAGAGGATGAATTAAAAGAATTGGAGCAATTTAAGTCAAATTTGTTTGGTGGTAAAGAAAAGGATTTTGTTGTATTCTTTAATTCAAGAAATATCCGACGTAAACAAATTCCGGATACAATGCTTGCCTTTAGAATTTTCTTAGATACATTACCTAAAGAAAAAGCAGAAAAATGTGCTATGATAATGCATACTGAAATTGTAAGTGAACATGGTACTGATTTAGAAGCAGTTAGAAAAATCTTATTTCCAAATTACCCAGAAGCAATTTACTTCTCAACAAACCGTTTAGACAATAAACAATTGAATCAGCTATACAATATTGCAGATGCTCAAATCTTATTGACATCAAACGAAGGTTGGGGATTGAGTTTAACTGAAGCAATTTTAGCAGGAACAGTTATTATTGCTAATGTAACTGGTGGAATGCAAGACCAAATGAAATTTGAAGACGAATATGGTAATTGGTTTAATCCAACTCCAAAACTACCTTCAAACCATACAGGCCGTTTAAGAAACCATGGTTGTTGGGCGTTTCCGGTTTATCCAACAAATCGCTCAATTCAAGGTTCTCCTAAAACACCTTATATTTGGGATGATAGATGTACAGCTGAAGATGCTGCTGCTAGAATTTCTGAAGTATATGCTTTGGATAAAGAAATACGAGATGGTCTTGGTAAAACAGGTCGTCATTGGGTATTAAATGAAGCAGGTTTCACAGCAGAAGCTATGGGAGAAAGAGCAATTAACGCGATAGATCAATTATTTAACACGTGGACTCCACGAGAAAAATATGAGCTAATCAACGTTAATGACGTTAAAGAAGACACAATTGATCACGAATTTGTATATTAAAAAGTTATGGACAAACCAGTATTTGTAATTAGTTGCCCAATCGACACTTATAGTGGATATGGAGCACGTTCTCGCGATATCGTTAAAGCGATTATTGAAATGGATAAATATGATGTGAAAATTCTTTCACAACGTTGGGGAGCAACCCCATTTGGGTTCCTTCAAAACCATAAAGAATGGGAATTTTTAATCCCATATCTCCTCCAATCTCCACAATTACCAGCACAACCTGAAATTTGGATGCAAATTACAGTTCCAAATGAATTCCAACCAATAGGAAAATTCAATATTGGATGTACAGCTGGAATTGAAACAACAGTAGCACCTGCTGAATGGATTGAAGGTTGTAGTCGAATGAATTTGATTCTAGGTTCTTCTGAACACACAATCAAAGTACTTAAAGAAAGTAAATTTGAAAAACGTGATCAAAAAACTAACCAAACAGTAGGACAAATTGAATGGAAAGGAGATGGTGTAGTAATGTTTGAAGGTGCTAACACCGATGTTTACAAACCAATTAAATCAACTTTCGATTTATCTAATGTGAAGGAAGAATTTGCTTATTTATTTGTAGGGCATTGGATTAATGGGGATTTAGGAGAAGATAGAAAAAATGTAGGTTTGTTAGTTAAAGCGTTTTATGAGACGTTTAAAAATAAAAGCAAAAAACCTGCACTTATCTTGAAAACAACTCAAGTAGGAGCATCTTATATGGATCGAGATGAATTAATCAAACGTATTAAAGCAATCCGAGCTACAGTAAAATCAAATAATGTTCCAAATATTTATTTGTTACATGGTGAATTTAGTGATGAAGAAATGAATCAAATTTACAACCATTCTAAAGTTAAAGCTATGGTTAGCTTAACTAAAGGAGAAGGATTTGGTCGTCCATTACTTGAATTTTCACTTGTAAACAAACCCATCATTACAACAAATTGGAGTGGACATATTGACTATTTAAACCCAGAATTCACAACATTACTCCCAGGTGAACTTGCAAATGTACATCCATCTGCTGCAAATCATATGTTGATGAAAGAAGCACAATGGTTTAATGTAGATACAGGTCATATAGGTCATTATTTGAAAGATGTATTTGAAAACTATAAAGGATATGCTGAAAATGCTAAACGACAAGGTTTCCATTCCCGTACTAAGTTTTCATATGACGCTATGAAAGAAAAATTAGGTAAATTGTTTGAGGAAAAAATCCCTGAATTCCCAAAACAAGTTCAATTACAATTACCTAAATTACAAAAACTTGAATTACCAAAACTTAAAAAAGTAGAACAATAATGCAACACGAAGAAATCATTAATTGTCCTAAATCCGGAGGTGACTTGTGCTATAAAGTACAAGTTGCCCCTGAAATTTATAACTACATGAGTTTATCTTGTGGTTTTTGGACAAATTCATTTATGACTGAAGATCATGAATTTTATATGAAACAAATGGAAACTTTACCTGAGTTATATAAAGATTTAGCTTGGAAAGATCCTCAAACAGGTTTAATTTGGTTACCAAACACCATTAATAACCCTGAACAAGGTATGATCTTTGCTAATGGACAAAATGCTTCAAACTGGAAATGGGCTGCTGTTAAAGCAATTGAAATTCCTGAAGGTGAAAGAAAAGAAGTTATGGGGAAACTCCAAACTCACAAAATGGATATGAAGAACATGCAGCTTTTCGAAGAGCGTGACTATATTGAAGCTCTTTCATATATTGGAATATTACCAAATTAAGATATATGAAAATAAGTTATGCCGTTACAGTTTGCAATGAGTTTCTTGAAATACAGAGACTCATTACATTCTTACTAGAAAATAAAAGACCACAAGATGAGATCGTAGCCCAAATGGATCTTAATCTAGATGATCTTAAAAATCAACCAGAGGATAAGAACCAAGTGTTCGCTTATCTTATGAAACATCAAGAGCAAGGACATCTCAGAGTAATCTTTAATCCACTAAACAACGATTTTGGAGCATTTAAAAATCACCTTACTAACCAATGTAAAGGAGATTATATATTCCAAATTGATGCAGATGAATTACCAAATGAAAATCTGATTGCTGTTTTACCTGAGTTGCTAAAAGAAAATAATGAAATTGATGTTTTTCTAGTTCCACGAGTAAACACAGTAGAAGGTTTAACTCAAGAACATATTGCAAAATGGGGTTGGAGAGTAAACGATGCTGGTTGGGTTAATTGGCCTGATTACCAATGGCGTATTTGGAAAAATAAACCTGAAATTCAATGGGTGAATAAAGTACATGAGCGTTTAGATGGTTTTAAACAATATACAGCAATGCCGGATGTAGAGTACTTTGCTTTATATCACCCAAAAACAATAGACAAACAAGAAAAACAAAATCAGTTATACGATACAATATGAGTCAAGTAGATGAATATAGAAATCAAGTCCTTGAAGTACTAAAACAAAGTAACAATCATTATCCCACTAACATTATTAACTTACAAGTAGGGGATAAACAAATTAATTACCATAGATGGATGCATCCTTGGCAAGGTGATTGGGAAATAAAAGCATTATTCAATGAAAAAATCCTTACTAATCTTTCCCAAATTATCACCCCAGGTAGTACTGTAATTGATATTGGAGCACAAGCTGGAAATATGTCTGTAGCATATTCTTTATTTGCAGAAAAAGTAATTTCATTTGAACCCAACCCAGCTACATTTGAGGTACTTGAAAAAAATTCTGAATTAAATCCAAATATAATTCCATTCAATTACGCTATATCAGATGAAGAAGGCCCATTAACATTCCATTATTCAGATTATGGTTTTTGCAATGGTGGTTTTGCTACACGTACTCAAGTTGGAGTTGGTGTAACAGGTCATAACATTCCAATTGATGTTTGGGCTATTAACTTTGAAAAATTTATTCAAGAAAATAACATTGAAGTTGGAAATATTTCACTTATTAAAATAGATGCTGAAGGGCATGATAAGGATATTTTGAAAACCCTTACAAACACCATCTCCACCCATAAACCAGTTTTAATTACCGAAATTTATAATGGTTTAAATCCAAATGAAATAACTGATCTACTTGATACTATCCATTCATTGGGTTATAAAGCATATGATGAAGAAATAAATCATTTAGATTTAAACAACCTAGGGAAAGAAATTAAATCAGTTTTAGATATCAACCCAAATTCAGGTCATAATTTAATTTGTATTTATGGTTCCTAATATACTACATTACATCCATTTAAGTGAAGGTGGTAGAGAATGGAAACTCCATCACTACCTTTCAGTAAAATCTGCTTATGTGAGAAGTGGGGTAGATAAAATTTTTATATGGATAGATAAAGAACCAATAGGAGAATGGTGGGAAAAAACAAAACCACTAATTGAAACTATTCAAATTACTCCTCCATCAGAAATATTTGGAATCCCTATTACTCAACAAGCCCATAAAAGTGATGTTTTAAGATTACAAATCCTTTTAGAATATGGGGGAATTTATGTTGATACTGATACTATATTTGTAAAATCATATGAACCATTACTAAATAATAGTTTTGTATTAGGGCAACAAGGAACAGATGGGGTTGAAGGATTATGTCCTGCAGTTATATTATCTAAACCAAATTCATTTTTTGGTCAATCTTGGTTGGCAGGTTTTAAAGACTCTTTTAAAGGAGGCCCTCCAGGAAGTGATACTTGGTGTACCCATTCAGTTAGATATCCAGTATGGTTAGCAAAACAAATACCTGATGAGGTTACCATTTTAAACCATGAAGCCTTTTTCTGGCCTTTATATCATCAAAACCATATTGAAGCTATGTTTGAACAAAAATATAATTTCCCAAATGCATATTCACATCATTTATGGGAAAGTAGTGGAAAAAAATATTTGGATGAATTAACAGAAGATATTATCTTTACTAAAGATACTACATTTACCAATTTAGTAAAAGATTTAATATGAATATAGTAATTTATGCTGGGGATAGAAAATATTATTCTGTATTAGAACCTATTTCTGAGGAATTAAAAAATACAAACCATAGCTTCTTATTCTACTATACAAAACAAACCCAATTACTCCATCCAACCCATCCAGACCATAAACCGTATTTTGAATATGATGGACAAATAGGAGAAGAAAACCCTAATATTTCAGAAACTTTAGGATTACAACTTCCATTCAAACCAGATGTTTTAATATTAGCTAGAGAAAGATGGCAACCCGAACAATCTATAATCCATGAGTTTAAAACAAAATGGAATTGTATTATTTGTTGTGTTGAGGTAAGTAGTCATTTAACTAATAATATTGAAAACCGTCTTGAAATGCTTTCAAGAACTCAATATCCTCAAAATTTAGTAGATTACTTTTTTGAACATAGTGAATGGGCTAAACAAAGAAGAATAGATTGTTTAGATGAATCTTATAAAGCAAAAACAATTGTAGTAGGAAATACTCGTAATTTTAAATCTAATGAAATAGAATTTCTTAAAGAAAAATATAAAATAGATTCAAATAAACAACAAATCCTATTTTGGGGTGTAATTAATACAACTAGGAAAACAGCATTTGATGCTTTAAAAACACTTAGAGAAAAAACAAAAGATACTCACCAAATATTTTACAAATGTTATCCTGGAGAACCTTACAATGAACGATTCCAAAAAGATTTTAATCCATTTTGTGTTGAAGGAGTAGAAGTAATATATGATGAAAATGATATCTACGGTATGGCTGAAATATGTGATACACATATAGCGGCAGCTAGTAGTGTATTTAATTTTGCTTTTGCTCATAATAAAAAGATAGTTAATCTTGATAATATTTGTCAAGCAAGTGATAAAATGAATGATATTAATATTTACCTTCAAGAAACTAATAATGGAGTTGAAGATTCAGCTAGATTTTGGATGGGGGTTTGGAAGTTAAATTCAATAGAAGAATTTAAGAACTTGGTTGACTTAAAAAGAATTGATATATTTAAGAAAACAAATTCTAAATATGTTGATTGTATAAGAAAAAATACTATTGATTTTGATTGGGGTTGTAATTTTTTAAATGCACCTAAAAAAGATTATAAAGATTTAATCAATTATTTTGATGAATATAAATTTGATGGGAAGGCCCCTAAAAGAATAATAAATTTTTTAATAAATGGAAACAACAACAAAACAACATAAGTTTTTAGACCAAACTTTAACTTTAACCTGTCAATCAACAGAACATACTATTGGTTTAATTCAACAAGAAATATCAACATATAAATCATTATTCAAAGTTGATTTCCAACCCGGAGATATAATTTTAGATTTAGGAGCTAATTTAGGAATAATATCTATTCTTTTATCTAAAAAATTTCCATTTACTAAAATATATTCTTTTGAAGCATCTCCTATTAATTTTCAAAATTTTGTAAAAAATATAGAAGATAATAATTGTACCAATATTACTCCATTTAATCTAGCAGTTTGGTCTACTACAGACGATACAATAGAAATCCCTACTTCCCCTACAAACTCAGGAGGATCTTCAATTTACTACAAACCAGAATTTTTTGACCAATATCCAGTTTCAAAAGTAAAAACTATATCTCTTGAAGACATATTATCTCAAAATAATATTGAAGATTGTAAATTATTAAAAATTGATGTTGAAGGAGCAGAATATGAAATCTTCAAATCATTCCCAGAAGAAAAACTAAATATTATTAAAAACATAGGAATAGAATTTCATAGATGTGATGCGTCTAAATTAATCGATCTAAAACAAGTGTTAAAAAACAATCAAATTAATATAGTTTGTGAATTTAATGCTGGTGGTGGTAAATTAAAATAAAATGAATATTTACGTAGACATTGATGAAACAATTTGTTTCTATGAAGGAGAACGAGATTATAATCTTGCTAAACCATCCGTGGAAAATATAGAAAAGATTAATATATTATTTGAAAAAGGTAATGAAATTACATACTGGACTGCTAGGGGATCAGTAACTAAGATTGATTGGTTTGATGTAACCAAAAAGCAGTTAGATGAATGGGGTTGTAAATATCATAGACTTATTACAGGAGAAAAACCAGCTTATGATTTATTAATTTGTGATAAAACAAAACGAATAGAGGAAATATGAGTCAAATATATTTTACAAAAATAAAAGATAATACCTGTTTAGCTGAAGGTCACCGTGATCATATTGATATTCAATATATAACTAAAGGGATAGAAGTAATAGAAGTTTATTCTAAAGATGAAGTTGAATTGGTCCAAGAATACGACCCTGAAAAAGATTATGCTTTGTATCGTCCTATTAAACCTGGAAGAAAAATCATACTTAAACCTTATGAATTTGCCATTCTATACCCTGAAGATCTACACATCCCAGGATTAGCTTTAGATGAATCAATAGAAGTAGAAAAAATAGTAATAAAAATCCCATATAACAAATGAAAAAAACGTATATCATCGCTGAAATCGGAATCAACCATAACGGTGATTTAGATATAGCAAAAAGATTAATTGATATAGCATCCTTATCAGGATGTGATGCAGTTAAGTTCCAAAAACGTAATCCTGATGTTTGTGTTCCTGAACATCAAAAGAATGTAATGAGGGATACTCCTTGGGGAACAATGACTTATCTTGAGTACAAGTATAAGGTTGAATTTGAAAAAGCAGAATACGATGAGATAGATAGTTATTGTAAAGAAAAAGGTATTGCTTGGTCTGCTTCACCTTGGGATTTAGATTCACTTGAATTCCTAAACCAATATGATCTCCCATTTATCAAACTACCCTCAGCAATGCTAACAAATACTCCATTAGTTGAAGCATGTGCTAAAAGTGGTAAAAAAGTAATTCTATCAACGGGGATGAGTACAGAGGAAGAAATTGATGAGGCAATTAATACTATAAAACAATTTACAGACAATTTCGCAATCCTCCATTGTAACTCCACTTACCCAGCTCCATTAAATGAACTCAATTTATCTACAATCACTACTTTAAAAAATAAATATAATTGCGAAGTAGGATATTCAGGACATGAGTTTAGAATTGGAACTACAGTAGCTTCAGTTTATTTAGGAGCAACAATCATTGAACGTCATATTACTCTAGATAGAACAATGTGGGGAACAGACCATTTATCCTCAGTTGAACCTCAAGGTTTAATTAAACTTGTAAAAGGTATTCGTGAACTAGAAGAAGCATTTGGTGATGGAGTAATCCAAGTAACAGAATCAGAAAAAATAATCAGAAATAAATTAAGAGGATGATGAGTTTTAACTACAAAACAATTTTTATTACCGGAGGCACTGGTTCACTAGGAAAAGCGCTTATTAAACGTTTAAAACAATTTGATTGTAAGATAATTGTTTATAGTAGAGATGAAGGTAAACAAGCATTAGAATTTGGAAATGATCCTTCAATTATCCGAGTTATTGGAGATATTCGTGATTTTGATAAACTAAATATTACCCTTAAACGCTATAAACCAGATTATATCATCCATACAGCTGCATTGAAACGCATTGACGATATGGAATTTTACCCAGATGAATGTGTTAAAACAAATATCAACGGTTCGGAAAATGTAGCTCGAGCAGCTTTAGAAAACAATATTCAAAAGTGTATTTTAGTTTCAACTGATAAAGCATGTCAACCTGTAAACGTATATGGTTCAAGTAAATTCATTGCTGAACGTATATTTACAAACTATGACTATCATTCTAAATCAACAATTTTTGCTTCTGTTCGTTATGGAAATGTAATTGCATCACGTGGATCATTTATCCCACTTTGGATTAATATGATTAACAATGATCAAATATTAAAAGTAACATCTGAAGATATGACTCGATTCTTGTTTACTTTGGATGATGCTGTTGATACTGTTTTGGGAGCATTAGAGAATGCTATTGGTGGTGAAGTATTTGTTCCTCAAATCAATTCATACACATTGCCTACTTGTATTAAGGCATTAGGTAAAATGCTTGATAAAGAACCGAAAACCTCATTAGTAGGTCTTCGTCCTGGAGAAAAACTTCATGAAGATATGTTAGCCAAAACAGAACTTGATTTTACCTACCAAGTACCAGGAATTAATCTACTTCAAATTCGTCCTCAATACACAAATAAAACCCATCAAACCTTTGAAAAATACACAGGCCCTGAATTTAACTCAGAATTGTGGGTAAAAGAAAATATTGAAGAATTAACTGAATTAATTAAAAAAGGATTATCTTGTTAATATGAAAGTCTTACAACATACTTTTTCACCAACAGCTTTAGATAATATTCAACAAGTTGTTCAATCTGGAGATATGGGATTTGGATCAAATGTAAATATATTTGAAACCGCTATTAAATCCTCCACTAATAAAAACCATAATATTGCCCTCAATTCAGCTTCTGCTGCTGCATTTATAGTTTTTGCTTATTTAAAAGAAAAGTATGGTGTTTGTGATGTATATGTTCCTTCTTTAACATTTACTTCTCCTGTTTGGTCTGCAAAACATTTTGGACATAATGTAATTTTTGTAGATGTAAATGATGAGTTACTATTTGATTTAACTCATTATAAAAAATTAAGACAAATTTGTAGTGAACGTTATGTTGATACTGGGGTTAAACCTGTATTAATGCCTACTCTTTATGGAGGTGTTTCAAACATTGATGGATTTGACTCTCTTCATTTAGATAATTATAATGAAATAGTAGTTGTAGATGCAGCACATTGTCCTCATCCAACTATAAAAAGTGATTTTGTATTTACTTCATTCCACCCCACAAAACCTATTTGCAGTCCTGATGGGGGAATGCTTTCAACCGATATAGAAGAAGCAGCTGAATATTTTAGAAGCTATAGAAATTTTGGACGCCAACCAGCTCAAGGAGGATATGATATAACTCAGGAAGGATTTAAATTTTATATGAATAATTTAAGTGCTACTATTGCTCTAGAAAGTTTTAAAACGTATGAAAATAACCTTGCTAACCGAATTAAAACTTTTGAATTTATTCAAGATAAATTTGAAGGTAGATTTTTAAAACATGACCCAAAATCTTCCTATTACTTTGCTACTTTGATTACAGATGAAGCAGAACAAATAAACTCAAAATATGGTTTAGCAGTCCATTACCCTTTACTCCATAAAACTCAGTATTATGGGGATTGTACTTTACCTAATACAGAACGATTACATTCAAAAATAGTTAATTTGCCTTTATATGACATCAACATTTATAATAGCTGAAGCAGGAGCTAATCATAATAAAAATTTTAATCAAGCCCTTGCTTTGATTGATGTAGCCGTTGAATCAGGAGCATCCGCTTGTAAATTTCAAACATATTCATCAAATACACTTTATAGTAAAAATACTCCTAATTTTGCAGGTTATACAAATATTAATAAATTAATTGATGATATAGCTTTACCTCGTGAATGGCAAAAAGATTTAAAACAATATTGTGATAAAAAAGGTATTGAATTTATGTCAACACCATTTGATGAGCAAGCAGTTGATGAATTAGTCAGTTTAGGAGTTAAACGATTAAAAATTGCTGGGTTTGAATCAACTGATTTTCGATTTGTTGAAATGGTTGCTTCAACTAAATTACCTTTAGTTGTATCTTTAGGTATTGGGTTTGAAATGAATTACTTAGGTAAAATATTTGAAATAGCAGATAAATACGGAAATGATTTAACATTAATGCATTGTAATAATGCTTATCCTACTCCAATGAAAGATGTAGGATTAAAAACAATTCAATCACTAGCACTTAATCATAGATATAAAACTGGATTTTCTGATCATACAATGTCTACTTTAACTCCTGCTTTAGCTGTAGTTATGGGAGCAACAGTAATCGAAAAACATTTCACATTAAGCCAACATTTACCAGGCCCTGATCATCCATTTGCTTTAGAACCAAATCAATTGAAAGAAATGGTTGATTTAATTAAACAAGCAGAATTAACTCTCATACCTCAATTAAGTACATTTTCCGAATCAGAACAAGCATTCAAACCAGCAATGCGTTCAGTAGTAGCTAAAACTAACATTAAAAAAGGAGATATATTAACTACAGATAATATTACTACTAAACGTCCATTTTTAGAAGGTAATACACCCGCAAAACATTTTGAATTTACTTTAGGTAAAATAGCTGATAAAGATTATAACGAAGACGATTTTATATGAAAATACTTTATTTAGGATATCCTGAAAATCCAATTCATTTATTTTTAAAAACAAAAGGCACGGTATTCCAAACCCAAGAAAAAATGTCTTTTGAAATTAGTCAATTTGACTGGGTAGTTAGTTACGGGTATTCTCATATTATTAAACAAGAGATAATTGATAAAGCAAAAAATCCAATTATTAATCTACATATTTCATATTTACCTTTTAATAGGGGTGCAGATCCTAATTTTTGGAGTTGGTTTGAAAATACTCCAAAAGGAGTTACTATTCATCAAATTGATAAAGGAATTGATACAGGGGATATTTTTATTCAAAAAGAAGTATATTTTAAAGGAAATGAAACTTTATCTTCTTCATATGAAATGTTAAAAAAAGAAATTGAAGATTTATTTATAGAAAACTTTGATAACATAATTCAAGGTATTATATTCCCTAAAAAACAAAATGGAAAAGGTACTTTCCACTCAAAAAGAGATTTAGACAAATACACCTATTTATTTACCCAAGGTTGGAATACACCTGTTAATCAAATTAAAATGACTGATTTAGAAATTATTGATGAAATTGAAAAAGTAAGAAGTAAAAACAATGTAAATTGGATGGATATTTTACGTTTAGCTTTTCAACATGCCCCTAGTGAAGCTAGAAAAATTATGGCTAAGATTAATAAAGATGATAATAGAATTTCTGAACTTTTAGAACAACTCTCAAACAATGGATAATAAAAACATAAACGACATTTGTATTATAGTTCAAGCAAGAATGGGTTCCCAACGTGTACCTGGTAAAATGCTTAGACCATTTGCAGATACTACTTTAACAGATATTCTGTTTGACAAGTTAACTAAATCAACCATCATCCCTAAATCCAATATTTACTTTTCAGCTTATGAAGATGAATTGAAAGAAGTAGGAAAAAAACATGGAATTAATATTTTTGATCGTTCTAAAGAATCAGCATTTGCTGAAACTGATATGAAATTGATTTATGAATGGTATAACAAACTTCCATTTAAATATATTGTTTTAGTTAGTGCTTGTAATCCACTCTTAACAATTGAAACAATTGATGGATTTCTCAAATCATTTATTGAGTCAGATAAAGAAGGAGCATTTGCTGTGTTTGAGAAAAAAACATATTATTGGGATAAACAAGGTAAGCCCATTACTGACTGGCAAGGGGTTAGTATCATGAATACAAAAAATGTTGAACCAATATATGAAGCTGCTCATTGCTTATACGCCAGCCGTTTAGACATTATTGAACAAGGATATTGGATGGATACAAATTATCCCCCACAACCCGAATTATTTGTAATGAAAGAACTCGAAGCATTCGATATTGATTATGAATGGCAATTCCAGTTAGGAGAACAACTTTATAAAATGGATATATGTTAAAATTTTTAGAAACTAATTCAACAGTAATATCCCAAGATACTTTTACCAATAAATTTACAGGTAAAAAAGTATTAGTAATGGGTTCTGGTCCGTCTGTTAATTTAGTAAATTGGAAAAATTTAGATCATGATTGTATTGTAACTACAAGTTTTTTCTATTTAAATGATGAAATTCGAAATTTACCCAATATAACTCATATTACTTTAACTGATATAGTAGATTTAGAGCATCCTAATTTGATTGAATTTTTAACCAAAAACCCTACTTGTACAGTAGCATTTGAACCTAAATCTCATCCATTTTACGAAACTGAAAAATATAAAAAATTTATTCAAAAGTATAAAGAACAAATCATTTACTACAATACTCAATATGGTAAAAAAGAAGGTGTGGCAGGAAGAGTATGCTATTTTGTAATCCAATTTTCCCCATCAGATTTGTATTACGTAGGTATAGATGGAAAAAGTCCAAATCCTGAAAGTGATCCTCAAAATGCTTTTCGAACTCATTTAAGAGGGGATGCAGATGGATACCCACAAAAAGAATTTGTTGAATCTCATGAATATTTTACAAATATATTATATCAAACAAGTTTACAAACAGAAACAAAAATATACAATTTAGGAGAAGGATTTGAATTTAATTGCTCAACTCCATACAGTCAACAATATTTCCCATTAAGTGAAGAAATTAAACAAAAAATAAAATTATGATTGACTTAGAAAACAAAGATATTTTTGAAATCTCAGAAATCCTTTTAGCTGATGTAAAAGATACACTAAAAGATATAAGTGGATATTCATTAGAAGAATTATTTAATGAAATGGTAAATTCAACCCCTTCCATTATTAATGATATCTTTTCATCAGAAAAAATAATTAAAAGTTCACCTTTAGTAAAAAAAGGTATTTACCCATACAGAGCAATTTTAAGTGAAAAAACAGTCCAGTATAGAAGAGAAAAATTAGGATTGCATACCCATCCTAAATTCAATGAGTGGGATAAAACAGGATGTGTTATTATTGAAAATTTTCTAAACCAAGATTATTTCACTCAATTACAAAACCATTTAAACCAGGATAAAAAATCAGGATTTTCTATTGATTTTTCTCAAAATAAAGAATTTATTGATTTAGTTAAAATGTGTTTAGCCACCCCTGAAAATGAAGGTTATCATCCCTCATTAGGTTCAGAACACATCATTCACTATTCTAATGATGATCAAGTAAACCTCCACTCAGACATTTTTCATCCAAATCTTAAAATCTGGTTATATGTGAATGATTGTAATCTAGAAAATGGTCCATATTCATTTGTATTTGGTAGTCATAAAAAGACCCCAGAAATGTTAGAATTTATTCATAAACAAGGATTAATATGGGATGAAGGTCCTTCCCATCCAGAATTTTTTAATTATAATTCTTCCCCAACAGCTATAGGTTCTCCTAGGGTATTTCGAAGTGAAAATTGTGACAACAACAATATAGAACAAACAAATCAAGAACTTCAAAAATTAAATTTACCCCCAACTACTGTAATAGAAGCTAAACAAAATACAATTATATTTACAGATACTACAGGTTTTCATGCCCGTGGATATGCAAATCCTGGAGCTGAAAGATATTCTTTGAGAAATACATTTCGAATTAATCCTTTTATGATATGAAACAAATAACATTTTGCATCCCCAGTAAAACAAACTTACGTTACCTTAAAACATGTATTCCTTCAATTCGAGAAAATGCATCTCGAAATGACCATGAAATCATCATTTTTGTTGATTCAGATGAAGATGGAACGATTGAATGGTTAGAGCAAGTAAAAGACGAGTATAACTTAAGATATTTTGTTAATCCAAATTTAGGTGAAAGTCTATATGGGATTGGTAAAGCATATGATTACTGTGTTGAACAATCTACAACAGATGTTTTCATGATATTCCATGCTGATATGATGTTGGGTAAAGATGCTGATTTAAAAGCATTTAACCATTTAAAATCTAAAACCGTTGTATGTGCCACTCGCATTGAACCACCTTTACATCCAAATAATGGTGAAAAGATATTGATTGATTTTGGAATGTACCCCGAAGAATTTAAACAAGATGAGTTTAATCAGTATGTAAACGAACACCTTGAAGATAATAAAATCACAAATGGTATTTTTGCACCTTGGATGATGTATAAAGAAGAATTTTTGGAAATGGGTGGACATGATCCAATTATGCATTCATGTAGAGAAGATTCGGATGTATTTAATCGAATGAAGCTGAATGGATTTGAATTTATTCAACCTTGGAATTCATTAGTATATCACTTAACAGGTAGAGGAGCAGGTAGTTTTGATGGTGATAAAGAAAGACATGAGCAGTGGAGAAAAGATATGGATAAATCTACGTTAGAATTTATTCGTAAATGGGGTTCAAACGTAAATCATACTGCATTGATGGAACCTATCGTTGTACCAAAATATAATATTGCTTATGTAGTTAAAAATTGTCCTGGTCAATTACTCTCTACTCTAGAACCATGGTGTGATCGTATTTATATTGAAAACCAAGAAATAGTAGATATCTATATTGATCGAGAACAAGAAAATACTTCATTTGATTTAACTAAACGAGTATTCTCCCTAAACCTTAATACCCCAGAATGGGAAAATGATATAGTAATTGAATTTGATGCTATTAAATTAAACCAACAAAATTTTCAACTATTAATGCAAATGCCTGGTATTATTCAAGATAGTGGAGAGGTTGGAGAATTTGAAATCGACATATTTAGAGTCATAATAAACCATGTTGAAGAATATCAAAATAATCTAATTAAATTATGAAACCATTTATCTATTACAGCAAATTTGACCCAAAACAAGAACCACACGGTAAACTTGAAGCAATTAACCTAGAAGATGCTATATTGTTAGCATCTCATTATAAAGAAATGTCTGTAGAAGATTTTCTTAAAATATTTGAAGTAAAAGAATGGAAGAGAAATTCAAAAATTTAAGTGATGTATTTGGGAACCTATCTAAAGTAGAAGAAAGTCCAAAATCAATCAAGAAAAAAGACGAAACGTTTTTGATGGATTTGCTTGAGCAACTTTGTCAAATTGAAGCAGTAAGTGCTGTAGTTCGTACAATTGGCATTCAAGCAGATAAATACGAAAACCCATTTTATATCTCAATTAAAATGTTAATGCAAAAGCATTATGGTGATATGAAAACAGAAATTATTTTGTGGTGGGTATTTGACAGTTTAACACCTGAGGGAGATGTTTATCCATTAGTAGATGAAGATGGAACTAAACACATCTTAAAAACCCCTCAGCAATTATGGAAATTTTTAAAAAAATATGATGGAAAGTAGATTATGCATTAAATGTAGACAGGAAATTAACCCACTACGTTTGAAAGCACTCCCAACAGCTAAAACATGTGTTGATTGCTCAACAACAGGAGCAAAACGAGGAGTACCAATGATGTTTGGAGAGAAAGATCATACATGGACAGACATGGTAATCATGGAGGCAGATGAATTTGACCGCTTTGAAAAAGCAGCTAAACAAAAAGCAACATTTGACACTCTAGATAAAACAGAAATGAATATGGATGGCGATGATGATGGGTCCTCTTGGGACAACACATTGCTTGATGGATTAGAAGACATGTAATATGGCACAAGCAAAACCGATATCAAAAGAGGATTGCCTACGAGCAATGAGACATACTCGCTCGGTTAAAGCAGCTGCTCGTTACTTAAATTGTTCTTACCAGCATCTCAAACCATTTATGAAGGCATACAAGGATGAAGCCACAGGTGAATCCTTGTTTGACATGCACAAAAACCAATCAGGTAAAGGTATTCCAAAATTCATGAGTCATACTCCATTTGGAAAAAAATTACCTGCAATTGAGGATATTGTTAATGGAATAGAAGACCCATCATCATTCTCCCCTGAAAAACTCAAATTCAGGCTGGTTGAAGCTGGTTATATGATTGAACAGTGTTATTGGTGTGGATATGATGAAAAACGTGAATCGGATGGTAAAATTCCATTAATCATGTTCTTTAAAGATGGAAACAAGCACAACTATCGAGATGGAAACTCCCAATTATCGTGCTATAACTGTTATTTTCTGCGCTTAGGAAACGTGTTTACTGAACGTGACATAGAATCGATTGAAGGTCATCAAACGGTTTATAAAACAACTGAAATGGTAGATTTTCAATTAGATGATTATCAACAAAAACGTTTAAAAGAACTAGGTTTGTGGGATGGTAAAGTAGAAGATGACCCTTATTCACTCGTTTCCAGAAAAAAATAATATTTATTACTGAATGAAAAAGAAAAAACATAGCAAAATAGTAAATGACTATGATAAGCAAAAGTCAAAACATCTTGAGCGTTTAGCCAATAAGATGTTGGAGAATGACGAAAAGCTTAGTAAATTGAAGGGAAAAAATATTAACACCGACTTTTTAAATTTATTTTGATATGGCAGAGGAAATTAGTGTATTCGACAGTGATGAATTTGAACAGTTGGTTGCTAGCCGCGACTTGAGAATTTCAAAAGCATTAGTAGAAACAATCTTGAAAAACCTAAACGGTAGAAAAAGACACATTCACGCTCTATCTGTTCTAGTTGAGCAAGAACAAACCATGTACGATATAACCATTGATCGTCAAGAATTTATAACCACATTAGAACAAAACCTACCAGTTTATGAAAAACATGAACTGTATGAGGGATGTGCTGAGATAGTTAATGCAATTAAGGTTTTAAAAGAAAAGAAAAAATAATTTGGTTATCTGATCTTTTGTTCGTATATTAAAGCAAATAAAAGGTTATGTTAAAGGAATTAAGAATAGTTTATGAAGATGGTACAAAATATACAAAAATTGTTCATAACAGTAATGCTAGTATTAAGCCTAGACGTGACAAGATTAGACATTGTGAGTGTGGACCATTCAAATATAGAGTAGAAAAACATCCATACCTTTGTGTTTCAATCATTAAATTTGGAAACAGACATTTCATTTACCCAGCAGGTATACCTTGTATCCCTGAAACAACGTTAGATGATATTGAGGTAATTGAAAGCAACAAACCAAAAGTGGTTGTTGAAAAACCACAAAAACCAAAATGGATGTTTGAATCATCAAGCGGAGATGGTTTCTATCAAGTAATTGAAAACATGGGTAAACTAAAATGTAATTGCCCTGGAACTTGGAGAGCCAAAGACAGAAGATGTAAACACATAAAAGAAGTAGAACAAGAACTAAATAAAACAAAATGAGTAAAACAAGTGCAAAACAAAAAGTAGAACAATTAAAAGAATGGATTAGTTGGATTACATTTCAAGCAAAAAAGAATAGTAAACGTAAGTAAGATACCCTGTCAAGGTAGGTTAAAAAAATCGCTGATGGAAACATCGAAGGTGTGTAATGCTAGCAGCACCGCAGGTTAAGCGATGTCCTGCAACATAGTCAGGTGGCGGAATTGGTAGACGCTATGAGTAGAACACAGCCTAGTCCCGATTTGCGTGGATACACAGGTTAATCATAAAGTGCGTTCATAACAGGTTCGATTCCTGTCCTGACTACAAAGGGTGGTATTTAGACGAAAATGGAATTCCTGCTGTGATGTCGACTCAATCAGCATATCCAGAATGTAGAAATGAATAATCGCAAGTTATTCGCCACCCATATTTATTAATACCCCACCATGGATAGTATCCATGGCCCCTCTGAAGATACTGTTTTCAGAGTCGTAAAAGTACCTCTGACGCATACCATAAGAACTGCGCACCAGCCGAGGTCATTCCGTTATTGGGAAGTTGGGAGGACTTATAGGTGCAAACGCGTTGCCTTTATAAGCGCCCATATAACCACATAACACCCCCAAGTAAGACTACCTGATCAGTAGAAACTGCTTGGGGTTTTTTAGTAACCAAATAAAATAAAATATATGTTATTATTTATTACCGGAGCGCTTTGTGTTGGAATGGCTTACACAATGTTTACTACAGCTCGCCTATTAAGTCGAATTTCTAGTCTAGAAAAAGATGTAAGAGAATTTCATGAATGTGTTAAAGAGATTTCTCGTGACATTAATATGGTAGAACATACCATTATGAATAAAATTGACCATGTTGATCAACTTCATACAAAAGTTGAAGAAGAAATCAAACAAGTCATTACAGGTTCAATGAAAAGTTCAAATAAGCGATTGTTAAAAGGGTAGGCTTTCGCCTACCTTTTTTGTATATTTATCCTAAAACAGGAAATATGAAAAAAGATGAACTAGCAACCATCATAGCCGTAATAGGTATTTTTATTACCATGGGGATAGTTGCATTTATACTAGCTTAAAACAAAACAAATGAAGGTTACGTTAATTTCAGATACACATACAAAACACCTATATTGTGAAAACGATCTACCAGGTGGTGACTTGCTTATCCATGCTGGTGATTTTATGAGTTCAGGTTACTCTATACAAGAGGTCTATGAATTTTTCAATTGGTTTGATAGTATAAATAATTACGATACAAAAGTATTAATTGCTGGTAACCATGACCGTTTAATGGAAAATGATCCTGAAAAAATGTTAGGGGTGTTAACTGGATATAAAACAATTGAATATCTTCAAGATGAAGAAATGGTATTGTATTTTGATGGACCAAATGGAGACTACCCAGAAGAAAATGTTCGCATCTATGGTTCACCTTGGCAACCGGAATTTTACAATTGGGCATTTAATTTGCCTCGAAACGGAGAAGAATTAAAAGCAAAATGGGATGCAATTCCAGACAACACAGATATTTTAATTACACATGGTCCTGCTCAAACATATTTAGATACAGCAGGTTACCCACACAACACTCCATTACTTGGATGTGAATTGCTAAAAGAGCGAATTGAATTGATTAAACCAAAAATCCACGTTTGTGGACATATTCATGGTGGTTATGGATACTATTACAATGGTCATACCCATTTTTTCAACGCTTCAATTTTGAATGAACAATACAATTATGCAAACAAACCATTCCATTTTGAATGGGATCAAGTAACAAATGAAATAAATTGGATATGATAGGAGGAGTACAACCAAAAGTATTAGTTTCACTGAATGAAAACGGGGAACTTGAAATGGATGTAAATCAAGCTGAATTGCTAGGTTTAGTTGATAATGAATTTAACTGGAGATTAGTTAGAGAAGGAGATGGCTTAACTAAAAAATCTAAAGCAATAATTTGGATAGAGTGGAATGAAGATGGTACATTTAATTCAAAACATGATAAACCAGCAGTTGGTCGTTCATTACTTATGTCTCCATTCAACCATTTCTTTACTTGGCAAACAACAGTAATTACTGAAATCCTTGATTTATCCATTGATCTTTTGTATATTAAATTTAAAACAAAAAATAGCACATATGAATTGTTCAAATTATAGTAAAGTACTTCATTTATTAGCAGGAATTGCTATTGGTTTTTTATTGTTTGGATGCAAATCAACAAAACCAAGCTGCGATGCCTACTCATATGTAGAAGGATACAAATATTGTATTGAAGGTAGAAAAGTAGTTGATGGTGATACAGTTGAAGTAATTGCATTTACAGATAGTTACTCAATGGCTTGTGATAGTATTTTCTATTACAATTCAGATTCATCTATTCTTTCACTTTTATCCCCATATTCAGTACATGAGAATTAATCACGAAAGTAAAGGTAGACCAGCCGAAAAGAAACTAATCACAGTAGTGGTTTACAAAAAACCAACAGGTAAAAAATACTACCTATTTACTACTGAATCGGAAATTGATGAGGTGTTGAGTAATTCAAAACGCAAACCACTGATTCCAAACAACTATGAAATAGTTGATATGGGGATTGGAGAAGCATTTATCAAACAGTTTAAAAAACAATACGATATAAAATGAGTTTCTATAAACACAACGACAAGTACTATATCATTCATAGGCAGGTCCGAATAGATCACCTTACAGATAAAGAAGGCAAAGTTAACTTAGACTTGGTTAAGGATGGAAGAGATAATATATTTAAAGTAGACCATGTATTACGAAATGAAACACATTTTTTATTCGCTGAAACAATCCAGGATGCTGAAATCATTGAAGAGGTGGTGGAAGAAACACATAGCTGATGATTGCCCTGAACATTTAAACGATATATTTTAAGTTATGTTAGAAAAAATTAAGTTATGGTGGAAATTTGAAGGTAGATACTACCACAGAGATTTCATTATTGGAATAAAAAATTTATGGAATTGGTTCCCTGTTATTTGGAAAGATAGAGATTGGGACGATTCATTTATCTATGAAGTGCTAATTCATAAATTGGAAAAACAAGCCAAATATATTGGAGAAAGAGATTTCCATACTAGAGCAAAACGCGATGCTGAATTAATGTTGTTATGTGCTCGTTTAGCTCGTATTCAACAACAGGAATTGTATTCAATGGAATACACGGATTATTTAGACCAGGATTTTGAATTTGTTCCAACTGATGAAACAGAAAAATGGTTTACAATGGAATCTACTGTTACACGAGATGACTTAATTGACTATTTCTACAAATATAGACGTCAACATAGATTACTTGACAAAACAGATAAAGACAATCATCACATTGCAATGGAAATCGCTCTCAACAACCAAGAACGTTCTCGTAAATTGTTATTTAAGATAATGGAAGAGAATATTAGTGGATGGTGGGATTAAAACAAAACATATGATATCACCACAATCAATCAGAAAAGGAATCATCATCAAATTTGATGGTGTAGAAGTAGACAAAAAAACAGTCATCGATGCTAGTGAAGGATGGAGTCCAAATCATGAAATTCTATTCAAAAAACTACTTAAACAAGGTGGCCAATTCAAAATCAATGGAGTATTAGTTTCAGTTACACCTGAAGAAAAAACATTTAACTCGAGAGGCGAAACCGATGGGGGCGCTCCAAAAGTAGATCCATTAGCAAGATTTTAATTAAGGAAGAGGGGGCGTAAGCCCCCTTTTGTATATTTATACAAATTTAAGAAATGAAGGTTTTATTAGATAGAAAAAATAGAGTAGCCCCAACACGACAATTCATCTTGTTAAACGAGTATTGTCAGGTATATTGTGGATTGCAAGGTGGCTACCCAGCATTCAGTGATAATATTGATGAAGGAAAATGGCTTGAAAATGATGAACAAGTAAAAATGATTCAACAAGGGACTTCATTTAAGTTAGAAAAAGAATTTATCTAAGGACAAAGAGATTAAAAAGAAATTTCGTATATTGATTGTATAAAAAGAAAAGAAAAAGTTATGAATATTACAAAAAGACAAACAACAGGAAAACGAGGACGACCAGCTAAAGTACAAAATTTAACTCCGGTTCCATCCATTATTGATTTCTCCCAAATCACTAAACTAAACAAATTAGACATTGACAAGCGAATGCTCGAATCAATGACAACTGGAGTACCAGTAGTGGATGAATTATTTTCACATGAAGGTGGTGTCCCATGTTCAACAAATATTATGGCAATTGGTGATCCAGGTGTAGGTAAAACTACAGTAATGCTAGATGTTTTAGCATCTGTTCAAAACAAAGGACGTAAATGTCTATTTGTTTCAGGTGAAATGGGTCGCAAACAAATGTTCAAATATACTGAGCGATTCAAGCAATTTGGAATTGTAGATACTTTGTTTACATCCGACTACATGCAATACAATACAAAAGATGTTGTTGAGCAAGCATTTGATCTTGGATATGACTTGGTTTTGATTGATTCAATTGCTGAAATCATTGAAGGTGCTCGTGATGACAATGGTTGGGATCGTAAAACAGCTGAATCATGGTTGGTAGAGGTTTGTGTTCGAAACAATAAAGGCGAAAACAAACAAAACAAATTTACTTCATTCCTATTGATCCAGCAAGTAACTAAATCAGGCGAGTTTGTAGGTTCAAATAAGCTGAAGCATATGACTGACGCCATGCTAGAAATGCGACGTGAATCAGAACGTGATGGTGGAGGTTGCTTCATGATGTTCAACAAAAACAGAAACGGAAACGTAAACAAGAAATTGTCGTTTGCACTTTCAAACAACAAAATCGATTACGGAATTTTAGTAGATGCTTAATTTTCGTATATTGAATGTATAAAAAGAGAAAAAATGGAAGAATTTGAAGATGAATTACCAGATGAAGCATATGAGTTACTAGCAAAAGTACTCCCACTTCACCCAGCAATTGCAAATAGTGGTTTAGATGGAAAAAACAAATGTTATTTACAATATGCTTTAGAAGAAGAATTTGACAATGATATTGAAAAATTATTAGAGGATATTCAAAAGTTTGCTGTTGAAGCAGAAGAATATGAAATAGCAGCAATTATTAGAGACGCATTAAACAAAGAAACAAATGGCTAAGAAAGAAAAACACACAATTGAAGTAAAATTTTTGGATTTGAAAACACGTTTCAAATCAGGTGAAATGAGTATTGAAGAAGTTGATCAAGTTACTTGTGAATTGATTGCTGAATTAGCCGTTTTGACTACAAAAGGTTATACTGAAATCAATGGAACATCAATCGACTTATACAAAGATAGAGTTTGGTGGATTGTAGAGAAAGCAGGACTACTCCCAGAATATAGAGACGATGAAGACTTTGTTGATGAGGAAATGGATGATGAAGAAGATGATTACTACAACGATGATGAGTACGAATACTCCATTGAAATAGATGATAGTAAATTTTATAGATAAATTTGGAGATCTGAAAAAGATTTCGTATGTTGAGGTATAAGAAAAGAAAGAAATAAATTAAAAAAAGAAAGTTATGTTAGATTTAAGCACAAATGAGTTTTTGACGTTAGATGAAGTAAAACAACGCGCTAGCTCAATTTTTAGTAAAACAGCCGCTCCAACGGTTTCAGACAAGTTTACACACATCCCAACATTCAAAGTAATTGAAGACATGGAACAATTAGGTTGGAGTGTAGTTGATGCCAAACAAGTAAAGGCACGTACAGAAGGAACTAAAGGTTTCCAAAAACACCTAGTAGTGTTCCGTAACCCAGATGTAGTAATCAATGGTGCTGACGGTGATACAGTATTTCCACAAATCCTATTGACCAATTCAAACGATGGTAAAAACGCATTTACATTTACTGCAGGTTTATTCCGAATGGTATGTGAGAATGGTTTAGTTATTTCAACCGAGCAATTCAACGATGTGAAAATGCGTCACATGGGTTACACATTTGAGGAATTGCAATCGCAAATTCGTGAAATGGTTGAGCAATTGCCTTTGACAGTTGAGTCAATGAACAAAATGAAACAAATCCAATTGAACGAAGAACAAGCAAAAGCATTAGCTAAAAAAGCATTGACAACTCGATTCACTGAAGAGCAAGTCAAAGATGTACAAGTTGATTTAGATGAATTGCTCAAACCAACTCGTGCTGAAGATAAAGGTACTGATTTATGGACTGTCTTCAATGTGATTCAAGAAAAAATATTAAACGGTGATTTCAATTACATTTCAGGTGTGAAACAACGTAAAGCACGTAAAGTGAAGAATTTCAAACAAGATATGGAAATCAACCAAAAATTATTTGCAATGGCAGCTGAATTCGTAGCTGCCTAAGCATAAAAAAAGTGGATGACCATGAAGTGAAACCAAACAAACTAAAAGCGCCCTCAGTGGTACATGGATCAGGCGCTTTATCCACTTATAGTCAGGTATTGCGTAATGTGAAAGCGGCTATCACATCCTATAAGGTTGCAATGTCGCAGGTTCGAATCCTGTCCTGACTACGCTGCTTCATAACCAGTTTTCTTTTTTACCCTGCCTCGCTTATGCGGGGCAGGTTTTTTGAACAAAGGAATGGTTTTAGCAAAAGAGATTTCGTATATTAATTGTATAAAAAAAAGAAATGAACATTCAAAATTTGAATCCACAAGAACTAGAGCAATTACAGACATTGCTCAATAAAATGAACCCTCAACCAATTGAAATCGATCCAGTTGAGAAAATGATTGAGGGTATCATAGATAATTTTGACTTTAATCAAGTTCAACATGCAATGGATTTGTTGGATTGGAAATGGCGTGGTGAATATGTTACAGTTGATATGCTTAAAGAAACCGCTAAACAATTACTTCGTGGCGCAATGAAATCTCGTTTGGGTGAATTTAAAAATGAACATTATGAAATGGGAATCGTTAATGGTACAGGTGGATTTGAAGCTAAAGCATGGTGTGACGAAACCAAAACAAAAATTGTAGCACTTGATCTCAAATTCATATTGGAAAGTTGGGACGAATCAATTGAAGAATGAAAAAAAGAAAGTTATTACCTGTAGTTGAAGCATTTGGTCGTAACAGAATTACTCCACGTTACGACCAGGACTATAACATGAAAAAAATGGTTGGACGTACACTACGTTGTAATATGTTTCCAACTTTTCTAGGTAGGTTACTTTATACACATGATGAACGTTGCTACTTTGTAATGGTGGAAAACCCAACATTTACCAAATACAATCATTGTGCTGGACAAGTAGAGTATCTAAATGAATATACCGTGATGACAATGAAATTTGAGGAGGAATAGTGATCATCAAATAAATTTCGTATATTCCAATAAATTAAAGAAAATGAGTATTGTTCGATTTATAGCAGATTTACACTTATCACACCAAAACATGGCTAAGCGACGTGGTTTCTCAACTGTAGAGGAACACGACGAGCACATCATTGCTAAATGGAATAGTGTTGTAAACAAACGAGACGTTACCTATATTTTAGGTGATGTGACTATGGAGAAATCAGCTCCATACCATTTACTTGATCGTCTAAATGGTATAAAACATATTGTGTTAGGAAACCACGATCGCCGTCAAGACACTAAAAAACTATTTCAATACGCTGAAAGTGTAGGTGGTATGATCAACTATAAAGGTGTTTTCCTTACTCACTGCCCAATTCACTCAGATGAACTTGAGTATGGTATCGTAAAAAACATTCACGGACACATCCATGATAAAGTAGTGATGAAGATGCTTGATGGATGGGAAGTACCAGATGAACGTTATTTTTGTGTTTCGTGTGAGCAAGTAGATTATTTACCTAAATCACTTGAGGACTTAGGTATTGAAAGATAAATTCGTATATTAAAGTATAAATAAGGGTTATGAAAGAAAAAGCATTTAAAACAAAAGTAAGTTTAGTAATTCAAAGTCACTTAAGTGATGCAATAATAAAATCTAATCATCTAACATTGATAGAAGAAGCTCAAGAACATTTATATTTTGTGAAGTATTTAGTTACTAATTTTCCAAATACTAATAAAAAAATAGATGTTGATGTACTTTATGATCAATGGAAGACATGTTACCTTTCTATACCTACTAAAACTAATATTTAAAGAAAAAAAGGTTATGAAAGAAAAAGCATTTGAAACACACGTAGATAAAGAATATGGTAGGGATGGATTCCAAATGACATTCGCCAATGGTTGTACCATTAGTGTTATATTTGGAAAACACACTTACAGCGATAACGGAGAAACAACAGCTGAAGTTGCTGCTTGGCACTCAAATGGAAATTGGATGTATCATCAAGAAGGTGATTGGATTGAAATTCGAAACAGTTCAGATGTAATGCCTCGCAGAACAGCAGATGAAGTTGCAAAATTAATTTATTCACTCAGTCAATACAAATAGATATGTTTTACGTTATATTAGGAATAACTGGATTAACAGTATGTGTAGTTTTATTTGTAGCATCAGTTGCTGAAATAGTTTCTTCAATGAAGGAATAGAAGATATAAGAGATATTTCGTATATTGAGGATATAAAAAAGAAAGTTATGGAAGGAAAACAGTTAGATTTATTTGAAGGTGTGTTGTTAACAGCCGATCAACAAGAAAAAGTAAACACATATATTGAAAACTGTAAGAAAAATTCAGAGTTCACTCAAAAGAAACACCTCAACATTGTAGGATTGTTGCTTATGAATGGTTTTTGTAAGGATGTTCATTTTGAAGAAAGTTGCAAAACAACTATTGAAACACGTACTGTAAAATTAGGTTATACCTATAATAATACTGATTTTGAAACAGAAGTTACAGCTGAATATAGCCAATCAGATATTTATCTATTAGGGCAAAGGTTTGATTCATATGAAGGCAAAGTTAAACCATCCAAGTTTTACTTTGATGTTGAAAAAGATAAGATTCAATGTGGTTCAATCACAGAACAATATCGATTCTACAAACCAAGAACACTACTTGAAAAACTCAAATATCACAATGAAAATGCTGTGTATCGATTTGAGGAACATCAAAAGAAAACAAACCTAGAAAAAAACGTTATTGAAAAATATTCAAAACTATACCCAAATGCTACAATAGAAGCTAAAGATGATTGGAGCAAATATGGTGGTTCATATCGAATAGTAGAAGTTAAATTTGAATCAGGCAGTTATATTCAGTTTAAGTTAGATACTTACAACCTCAAAGAATATCTATACAAGAAATATGACGCTGCATTTGAAAAACTTACAACAGAAGAATTGTTAGATAGATTCTCAAAACAGTAAAAAAGGAAGCCCTCAATTAAGAGGGCTTTCGTATATTTCAGTAAATAAAAAAGAAAGTTATGAAATTTGATTTTGAAAGAGGTAAACAACAATTGATAGAGTGGATGGATGCTGAATTTGACTGTACATATGGTTATTCACTTCAGTATATTAAAGAACTAAGTACTATAGAAGATGTTCAATATGAAGTAGAATCGTTTCGTCGATTTGAAGAAAGTTGGGTTGGTAAAACAGCAGCTGTTAATAGAGCTACTACAATGAGAGAAATTTTTGAAGCATTGAAAGACACTGCTATTGAAGATGATGATAATTTTATTATTGAACTTTTTACAACTGAGCAATGAAAACAATAGACAAAGAAGGATTAGAATGGTTAGTAGAAATGGATGTACTACAACCAAACCTTGAAACAAGAACAATGACAACCGCAGTAGAATTTTTAGAAAGTGTTGAGGTTGATAAGTTTGCTAAAGATAGTATTAAACATAGATACAATAGTTATGGTGAAAACATAACTTCAGAAACTCAAAAATTAGATACAATTTATGGATTTAAACAAGGATTCCAAA